AGCTCTCACAAACCGCGGCGCAAAATCGACCTAGTAGTTGTTGATGTGTTGTTGTGTTGCTGATGTTCGGCGCGCACACGCTGGCACACTGCACGGTTTGTGAGACGTCTCACAAATCGCACAAGCACACTCTGCACACTCTTGTCAACGCCAAGTCCACACTCCCTGTGCAGCCTCTCAGTCGACCAGTCTCAGCACGCTCAGCGACACCGTAGTTGATGATGGTGCAGCACTCACATAGCCACGCATTGCACACTGCAACACTCTGATACTGCACACAATGCGAGCGCCCAGCAGCAGGTGAAAAACGCCCAAATTAGGTTAAGTCTATGATCCTACAAGAATATGCCCACTAGTCAGCTATTGTGCACGCCAACCATTTGAAAAATGAGGAAACGCTATTGCCACAGATTCGCTATGTTTGCCGAATTGTCACACTAAATCCCGGCATACGTAGTGCTATGTCCATGATTGGAATAAAATGGATATATCTAATGTACTAGTAACTCTCAGTTACATATTTATGAACCCCTACGCGCGGGCGCGAGGCGCTTGCTAAGATGCACGCGTGGGCGTAATGTACCCCTAGGCACTAATATCAATTCTGTAATTGTGAGTTAGCCGTACATTACCGCATGGCAACAAATTTGGTCGAGATGGACCTAGCATTGCACCGATCGTGGCGCTTAGCTGTCCGGCGCTACAAAGCAATCGCAGCCCTGCCCCTGCATCGTCGCGGTAGGAATTCCACCAATTATGATGGGCGTATCTACCAAGCGCGCGAGAACGCGCGTTTTCTCTACCGTCGTTGGCGTTTCATCCGCGATCAGCGCCTAGCGGCTGGTGGTACCAAGCTCAAATACCCGCCACTGGGAGATGATGATGCACTCTAGGATAGCCACGCTACGCCACCGAGCAAAGTGTCTGGAAATGCGCCAGCAGGCACTGGATGAGGCTAACGCCGAATACACCCTAATGATGAACGTTGCCAAGCAGGAGTTTCAGGCAACAACCGTGGAACAACGCCGAGTCTTCGAACGGGCTCGACGCAGTGCTACCGAGATTCGTAATGACCGGCGCCGCGAGGCGTATCGGGCCTATGGCATGGCCGTCAAAACGCCTACCCCAGATCAATGACTTACGATGCACATTGCCGGACTATAAAGTGCATTGCGTGACTATCCGGCGCCAAAGTCCACTGTATGCCAACTCCGTACGACAGATCGACACCGTAGTATCAGCACGTTAGCGCTACGTAACCGCCGCTTCGAAATATCCCCATTCGTGTAACAAGTATTATTGCGCCGCAACATAACAACAAATGTGGAGCATTATCATGGGCTTATCGTCGTTATACCGACTGGTGGTATTTGACATTAGTGTGGTATTGTGGTATAATGTAGTTGATAGTGATAGAGTAAGTGTTGTATGTGAAGTAGGTGCCAGCAAGGCAGTCTGTTGGGGTGCTTTGTGATACCTCTCACAAACCGCTATCAATGCTCTTTTACAAAACGGAAGTGTAGGCAAGTAACACCAGGTCGCCGGGAGGCGATGTGGATGCACGTTGCTGTCCGACGTCATCCCACGCGCTCCGTAACGTGATCGTGGTGTTAGTGGTCTTGCATGCACGAGTAGCGCGTGAGTCCAGTCTGGGCGGTCGCTTTTCGATCGCTCTTTCGGGCTCGCGTGGATGTGTAAGCCGGGCCGGGATCGGAGACCATGCGGTTTGTGAGACGTATCACAAAGCGCGTGCCCGACGAAGCGCCTAGGCAGGGAAGGGGCAGCGCGCACCGGATGGATACGCCAGAGCAGCGGCAGGTGTAGCGGGTTTAGTGGCCTCGACTGATAGCACGCCGGAACGTACGCCAACGCAGGGAGTCGCGTGGGCAGGCAACGCATGGTCGAGCAGGCAGCGAAGTAGTCCAGCGACCCCCGTAAAAGCTCAGGTAGGCTGCAACATCCACGCGTGACCACATAGGCTCATGCGCCAGTGATCGATGCACGTGCGCGCAGCACGTGATGCCACAGGGAACATCATGTTCCCCGGGGAGCGCAAGCCCCCGTCGATCGCGTCACTCATCCGGACTAACTATCCCGCTGGGTCAGCGTCGTGAGACGCCGGACAAACTTCAACACAGCGCACCCGCGCTGCGGCCGTTAAAACTCAAACATCTAACTTCGTACCGGGACGGTGGGCTCTACCACCTAAGCCGGAAGCGCCGCAGCACAGGGGCTGGGCTCTGCTCAGCCCTGCGGGGTTGCTTTTTTGTGCATCTTCATCGAGACGAACGTCCATCGAGGGCGCACAACCCAAGCAACTCCACTTACTAAAGGAAAGGATCATGCAACATCTCTACACGTACCAGTATCACAATCCGAAGCTCCCAATCGAGGCTGACGAAGCGACCATCTGGATCGCGGCGCCGAGCGAAGTGATCGCGGATTATGTCGCCATCGGGCTGGGCTTTGTGCCCTGTGGTGGGCAGATCTTCAACGATCGCGAGACGCACGAGATGCTGCGCGAGATGGCAGCTTGCATCGATGTCGGTATCGATATGGTGGTCTACTCCATCCCGGGGAAAGCGTGAAAAAGAAAATGATCACCGAGTTGCGCCGGCCCAAGCGCAACACGAGCACGACCGTGGTCATGGTCGAGATCGATGGCTATCGCACAGGTGTGAGCAGGCCCGAGGACTTACGCTGGCTGGCGCAGGTGTTCGTGCGCATGGCCAACGAGGCAGAGCAGCACATTCACTAAAGGAAAATCATGGAGCATTCCGAGTACCAAGCCAACGAGCAGTTGGCAGCAACGCACGTGCGCACCGGGTTTCGCTGCATGGTGTTAGTGCATGGCAGCGAGCGGTGCTTCTGTAACTTTGGCGAGCGGGTCAACCCATTCACGTGGGTGCGCACCGACGAGCTGGTGTTCAATGAGGGAGCGCGATGTTCCTAGACTATCATCGCAAGAGCGTGGGCACGTACGCCATCACTGCTGATGTCAAGGGCAGCATGGGTGAGGGTGCTCACGTGCAGGTAGGCAGGTTCCACGCCTGCCCTAACCGGGCCATCGCAGCAGCGCAGCGCATGGTTGCTACCAAGGGGTATCGGTACGTGGTGGTGACCAATCGCAACACAGGCTGGCGCTTCACTGTGACCGATGCAGACGCATCTACTACGGTGTCGATGCTGGCTGATGTGTGCGGTTTGTGATAGGTCTCACAATTCACTGAAAGGAAATGCAATGAGCTGGAAACCCGAAGTACAAGCGGACAGCAGTGGCACGTGGTGTGGCAACGCACTGCGCTTTGCCACTGAGCAGGAAGCGTTGGATAACGTCGCTGATCTCAAGCGGCGCTGGATGCTGGTGACGGGCACACGTGTGGTCGAGTGTGCTGATCCGGTGAATTACACGTTCATCGATGGGCAGCTGAAGGAAGTGGGATGACACGCGACGAAAAGGTAAAGCGGCTGGTTGAGCGCGACATCGATTCGATTCTGAATTACGACGATGACCACTCGTTCCTGCATAGCGTGCTGATGGGTGACGGTTGGGTGCAGTACAACAACCTGACCGATCAGCAGGTGAATGACGAATACCAATCGATGCTGGATAACGAATGAAAAAGATCGCACTGGGCAAGCTGTTCACTGAGCAGGAGCTGGCCAAAGCCGCTGCGTTGTGGGCGAAGACCCGGATGTCGCCGTTGTTTCATTCGCGCGTGCGAGACGAAGTGGTGATACCTGCCATGCCGCGGATCAACAAGGTAACCGGGCAGGAGAACGACGCCGATTACATGGCGTACATGCTGGAAGCGGTATTCACTCAAGGAAAATGAAATGACACGCGCTGAGATCGAAGCACAATACAAGGTAAAGGATGGCGTCATCATCTCACCCGGCAAGTTCGAGGGTGAGCCGGTGTATGCGCTGTACTTCTACGATCTGATGATGCATGGCGGCGCCGACAGTGACGACGATGGTGTGGCCAAGTTCAACGTGACCGACGAGGACCGCAAGGAATTTCCCGAGCTGGCTGACGTCAAGCGTGTGGAATTGCAGGAGCGCATGGATGGATTCGTTGAGACCGTGCCCATAGAAACATGGGGCGTGGCCAACATCATGGCCTACTTCGATCTGTCCAGTGAGGAATGGGACAGCATCCCGGCTGCGGTGCAGGCCAAGATCATCGAGCGAGTGGACGAGGACGTAGCACCATAACTGAAAGGAAATCATGGAAACGCGGTTCGATCACGTGCAGGTGAACAGCAACGAGGCGAAGATGCTGATCGCAGCGTTGCGTAGCTACATCAAAACTGACGCATTCGACAACGATGTGGATGACGTCATCAAGGCAGGGTTGCTGATGCACAAGCTCGCGTTGCGGGCGCAGGGCAAGGCGCAGCCGCTCGGTACCATCAACAATTTGTGAGAGGTATCACAAACCACTGACTAAAGGACAGCAATGAAGAATGACTGGCAAGTCGGGGCGGTGTACGTGGTTAGTACACCCACGTTGACAGCGACAGGCAAGCTGACCGCGCTCACTCCTACCAAGCTGTTGTTAGGCGAGGCAGTGTGGAGTGACACCATGGGCGAGATGCGTTGTGGTCCGGTATGGATCGAGCGCGCTTGGGTTACCACTGCGTACCGGCAGATCATCACGTGCGCTTACACACCTGTGCAGCTGCCGCTGCATGAGGCTGTTACTAACTGAAGGGGAACGGAATGCTTAGCTTCACAATCAAGTCAGGCAAGGTGCGGGTCACTGACCCATGCTACAAGCCCGACACGTGGTGCGCTGGCACGATCGAGAACGTGGCCAAGGGCCGCTGGTTTTGTAATGTGGAAACGGAACACCAAGGTCAGTGGGGGCTGCGCCAGATGCGGATCTTCGCATGGCACGACAAGGTTCCGATGCCGACAACGGATGAATTGTGGGTGGACTCGGACATCGATGTTGGCGTGGACTCAGGCCAAGCAGGGTTCTTCGATGCTGAGTATTTCAACCAGCATCATGGTGGTGAGTACGACGATAAGGCCAGCTTCTATGGCAAGTGTTGCGCTACCACAGCGCACCCGGGCCATGGCTGGGGCGTGATCGATGACAGCGGCGTGGTCAGCAGCTCAGCCTTTGGTGACGGTAGCTATCGATGCTTCACCATCACTAACGAGATGGGCGTGGTCGCATTGTATCTGGAGTTTGGTGATGATGAAGAAGGGGATGATGATGACGACGCATGAGTACGGCTTTGATGTGAAGCTGTTCACGACGATGCGCATTAGGGCAACGAGTGAGGCTGAGGCACGCAAGTGGATCGATGATCACGCGCATGAGATCACGGTCACCATTGGGTCGTGCACATTCCCGGCCGAGCAGGATGAGCCCGGGAACGATGAGCTGATCGAGATCGATGGGGCGACGTTGTGAACCCTACCCTACCGAGCAACACCGACGTTGTTGTGTCAGCCAACGTCATCAACAACATGGCACGCATCATCTATCAGCACACGCCAATCACAGCGCATCAGCATCGTGATCTGGAGAACCTGATCAGCCTGCTGATCAGCAACGCGCGTGAAGAGACCTAGTAGTCGCGCGCAATGATCCTGATACAACGTTGGCACGTTCGCATGTCCCGCTCAGGTGCACGGTCAAAGCCAGTGGAGTGGTCGCGCTTCGGTCAAGTAGCGCGATCGTTCACCCAGTCACGCAACCGCATTGCCCCAGCTTCAACATCAGGGGACAAATCACGATCGGTGTCACGTGGTGAAAAGGGAGTGGGATGATCCTGTTCAACCCGTGGAAATTCCACAATCGCAAGGGGCAGAGCATAAAGTCCCGGTCACGTGGCAATAAAACAACCATGCATACATCGCACTCTGCGTCACGGGTGTATTCGTGGTGTGGGTCGAGGTCGAGATGATCCTATTTTCGCCGTGGCAGATGTGGCGCAACGCGTCTGGGTCACGAACAGGAGTGAAACGAATGTGGTCAGTGTTCGGGTGCCGTACGGGAAGGAGATCAGGGTCAGTATCGGAATCAAATAAGATGATGAAGAGAGCAAGGTCGCAATAGGTTCCTCTTGGGTGCACGTTCATTCGAGCGTGTAGCCTGCAGCAACCTTAACTAAAGGAAAAATATCATGGCAAAGAAAGCGACGTACACCCAAGCCGAGGTCGACGCGATCATCACTGAGAAGCTGACGCAGCAGACCGAGATCATCCCCAGTGATCCCAAGCACATCGGGCTGTGGCGCCTCGGGGCGATCTACTTCATTCGCACCGTCACCATGACCAACGTCGGCCGGCTGATCGCCATCAGCGAGCACGAGCTGCTGCTGGAAGATGCAGCGTGGATTCCCGACACGGGCCGGTTCGCCGATGCGCTCAAGACCGAGACGTTCAACGAGTGCGAGCCGTTCCCTGATGGCCACGTGATCGTCAACCGCGGGTGCATCGTCGATGCGAAGATCGTGTCGAAGCTGCAGCGGGTGCAGAAGTAACGGTTTGTGAGACCTCTCACAAATGATCTTGCTACACCCCGTATGGCGGGGCAAACGGTACTCTCGATCGCGTGGGAGGTCCGGCTTGTTGGGGCAATCGCATTCCGTTGGGCGGATGTGGTCGCAATGGCGCTCGCGTAAGTCATGGTGGCCGGTGGTGCAATGATCCCCTTGCATCCGTGGTTGTTGTCGGTAGTACGTTCCCAGCAAAAATGCATGTCGTCATCGGGGGCTGCGTCCGGATCAGTATGGGCATCAATATCTGGAGGGCGGAAAGGCAACGGTCGTGTGCAGTCGGTGCTGGGGGCGTGGACGAGATCGCAATCATCATGATCCCCCTACCCTTCTGGCGGCTGGGATTGCAGTCACGCTCAGGTGCAAAGAGAATACGGCGCAGGAGTTCGTCGTGTGGTACGGCAACGCAGAGACGGAATCGATCGCGCTCGGGGTCGATGTTCACATCGAGGGCACACTCGTCATGATCCTGCTCGGTAGCTGGCTAGATGATGCACGGTCGTGGTCTCGATCAAGGACGATGATGTACTGGTACTCACGGTCAGGACGAGACCATCGGTCACCACCGAAGTCAAGGTTTGGATCTAGGTCAGCATCCGTTTGGAAATCGGAATCGAGGGAGACATAGTGAAAACCAAAGCTAACATTTGTCCAACGTGTGGTCGTTCAATGCCGATCGACTATCGTCGCCAGCTGGCTGACAACATCAAGGCACTGATGAAAGCAAAACGCATAGGCGTTAAGCGTTTGCAGGCCCGCTATTTATCCGGGATCAAGAAGGGCAAGCTGGTGTCGGCTCGAACCATTGGCTACATTCTCGCCGGAGAATACGGCGTGAGCATGGATGCTGTTGCTGCGATCGCTTATGCGTTGGATGTGGAACCGTATCAGTTGCTGCTGGTGCCGCAATGATCCTGCTTAGCCATTACGGGTCCAACCTTTCGTTCTGTTGGGCTGCTTCTGGTAGAGGCGCATGGTCTACTTGCCGAGGGCGTGCGGTATCCATAACCAGCACGGCAAGTGAATCCGTGTACCGATCGAAGTGTTACTCGCTTAGTGGTATGCGCTACGCTTCGTGGTTCCGTTCGGGAAAGAGAACATTGTGATCCTCGTCCCCGGTTTCATGCTGGCACATCCGATGACGATCAAGTCACGCATGGTCCCGACAACGCATCGTACGTGGTCACTCAGTGCTGGCTGTGCATGTTCGTTTTACAAACGACACAGCGGGTCAAGAGTCCAAGGTTCGCATCGTTCGTATTCAGGAGATCGAGGGCGATGATCCCCCTACCCTATTGGGCAACGAGTGGTTCGTATTCGAAGGCTACTGGTAGGAGCCGCAACTACGGCTGGTCAGAATCTGGGTTGCGTGGTCAGCCCTATTCGCTTTCGGGAAGTAAATATCCATGGACAAAGTTCGCATCGAGAATAGGGTCACGATGATCCCCCTACCCCTCTGGCTAACGAACACGCGCGGAGTTACCACGACGACACGATTTAGATATTACTTTTCCACATCAAAGTCGCGCATTAGCGGCGTCAAAAGTTTCACTTCTTTTTCTGGTGGTCGTCGTGGTCCGAGGTATGGCCGATGATCTTCCTACCCTTTGTCGCCTACCCTACGTGCCGATCAACGTCAGGGTCGCGGACGCGATCGAACACGCAGAGCTGGTTCAGTCCGCCCGTCCTAGTAGTCGAGTGTGGCTGTTGTAGTGAGTACCACCTTGCCGATTACTTTGGCGATTGCCGCGACGATGCACATCGATTTACATCCGATCAGCTCGATCACCAATACGGGCTGGATGGATGGTATGAGCAGTAGCAGGTGCAAGTGTAAGTGCAGTACTATTTGTGAGAGGTATCACAAACCATTTATTTACTAACGAAGGAGAAACGTAATGGCTTCATCGATGAACCAAGTGCGCCCATTGGTCAGACGGGCGCTGCGGTGTCGGTACAACTTGCTGCTCATCAGCGAGCCGGCGCTGGGCAAGACCACCATGATCAACAAGGTGGGCGAAGAAGAGAAAGCAGCTGATCCGTATTTCTGCTTTCAACGCATGGACGGTGGCACGATGGCGCCAACGGATACGGTCATGGCGATGCCGGACATGGATGCCAGAAGCATCCTGCGTCTGATCGATGGCCGACTGCCGAACGCGTACAACACGCCGGATATGCGCGGCATCATCTACATCGGCGAGTGGATGCTGATGAGTGCCGAGACCAGCCGCGGTTTCCAGAAGCTGATCAACCACGAGGATCTGGGTGGGTTCCGGATTCCGGATGGCGTCATCTTCGTCGCGGATGGCAACGGGTTCAAGCACCGCAGTCAGGCACAACAGCAGAGCCGGGCCATCATGAGCCGGTTCATGACGGTGGAGCTGGAATTCGATCCGGAGTACGCGCTCGATGTGGCTAAGGATAACTTCCACGAGAAGGTATCCGCGTTCCTCATGAAGCACCCGGCGTGCCTGTCCAACTACGCCACGGTGTTCGACGAGAAGCGCGAGGCCAACGATCTCATGGTGCAGGAAGGCAAGATGGGCATCTGGGCCAACCTGCGCTCGTGGGACAAGGTGAGCCGCATTCTGAAAGATGTCGACGAGACACACGAACCACTGATACCGGACGAGATCGCACGCAACGTGGGCTCAGGTGTGGCGGCAACGTTCGAAACTTATCTAAGCATGGTGGACAACCTCGCCACGATCGAGGAAATTCTCAAGCGTCCAGACAAGGCGAAAGTACCGGAACGGATGGATGAGTGCTTTGCCCTGACCTACATGTTGGCCCTTACCATCGCTCCGAAAACGTTCAAACCGATGTTGGTGTACATGGCGCGGTACAAGCACGAGTTTCAGAATGCATTCACGCGACTGATCAATGAACGGATTGACAAGAGTGAGAACGCAGCCATGGGCGTCATTCAGGTGAGCAAGGAGTACAAGGACTGGATGTGCCAGCCGCATATCAACAGGCTGATGCGCGGGTCCGGTTCGGAGGTGTAAGGCAGTTCTGGGAGTGTGCATCATGAAATGGATCTGTACGAGGTGCGGCAGCTCGCGCGTGTATGTCGATGCGCGGGTTGCCATCAACGATCGCAGCAAGCTGGTCGCCTACGGCGCTGAGTTTTGCGAGCGCTGCAAGGCGGAATGTGAAATCAAGCCGCAACCGAAGGAGGCCGATCATGGCCGAGCGCACCGCAGTCGAACACACCGTCATACCCCGTGAAAGATTGGTGCAAGGTACGTGGTATTACGGCGATGGCTGGACGGGCAAGGTTGCTCTGTGGGATGGCGAGATGTTTCTAAGCTATGCCTATGACACGCATTGCATACCAGTCGTACTGATGTATTGCGCGGCCGTGGATGGCTTCACGCCGCATCGCGTTTTGTGAGAGGTATCACAAACTAACTAAAGGAGTCGGAAATGGAATTGACGTCGCTGCTGATGTACAGCCTTAACGCGCCAACGTGGACGGCGCGCAAGCTGGATAAGAGGGTTACGTCCCAAGCCAAGGTCGCCAACGGGGTGAGTGACAGCACCGATGCGGGCAACTTCAACAAGCTGATCCTGCCCGACTGCGACGAGCTGAAGGCGGTGGCCAGCTGGATCGGTGGCACCCGGTCGTGGTTCTACCTGCACACGGCGCCGTGGGGTGAGGCCCGGGGCGTACGGGTGGGCAAGGCCGAGAATCACATGGAGCTGATGACCGACTTCGGCGACAAGGAAGCCGGGCTGGAACCGCTGCTCGATGCGTTCGAGGTCGTGTACCCGGGCAAGATCGCCACCATGCGGGAGACGTTGCGCGACATGTTCGATCCGAACGACTACCCGGCGTGGGAACACGTGCGGGCTAGGTTTGCGTTGCGCTTGGCAGTGCAGCCGCTGCCGAATGCGAACGACGTGCGGGTGCTGACCGAGATACCGGCGCATGTCCGGGCCGAGATCGAGGCCAGCCTGAAGGAAGAGCAGGAGAAGGTGTACAACGCGAGCATCAGCCACGCGTTCACCGAGTTGCTGACGCCAGTACAGCACATGGCCAAGCAGCTCAAGGCGTACACCGATGGCGACGTCAAGAAAATCTACGACTCGCTGATCGAGAACGTGCGCAACATGGGCGCAGCGGCACAGCGCTTGAACATCGCACGTGATCCTCGCATCGATGCACTGGCGGCGGAAGCGGTGTCGCTGGTGGATGGCGTAACGCGGAAGGATCTGAAGGACAGCGATATGTTCCGGCTGGAGCGGCAGCGCAAGGCTGAGGCTCTGGCGGCGCGCATCGCAGTGCTGATACCCAACTAACTGAAAGGAAGTGTCATGACGTACAACAAACCCTTCGACCAGATGGCGCCGACCGCAGCGCGGTTGATGTTGCGCTACTCATGGTTCATGGGAATGTATTACACCATGCAGTTCTACGAGTGCCACGATCTGCCGTTCAAGACGCTGGCAACGAATGGTGTGTCGGTGTGGGTCGATCCGAAGTTCTGGGGGCAGTTGGACCGGGATCGAAAGATGACGGCTGTGGCGCACGAGCTGGGGCACAAGGTGTTCATGCACCCGTCCCGGCTTGGTGCGCGCAACCCGTTCATCTGGAATATTGCCGGGGATCACGTGATCAACCTGATGCTGCAGGAGTCGGGCTTCAAGCCGCTGGCAGACATGACGATCGATGGCAAGCCGTTCAACTGGTTCTGTGATCCGGAGTACAAGGACTGGACCACTGAAGCGGTGTACGACGATCTCATGGATAAGGCCCATGAGGAGCACAAGAAGCAAGGGGGCAGCAAGACCTTTGAAGAATTCACCGAAGAGATGGTCGGGACTGCCAAGGATCTGGTCCGGTTCGGGGAGACTCCGGACGGCCAGCCGGAAGAGGCACCGACCGACCGGCCCAAAGAGACCGAGCAGGAGTTTGAGAACCGGGTACGCCATGAGTTGAAGGCGGCGGATCAGGCTGCTAAGATGGCAGGTAATGTGCCAGCGTGGATGAAGCGGGCTCTTGAGTCCGCTGACCACGTTAGGGTGCACTGGTATGAAGTTGTTGAGCAGCATCTTAAATCCATGTCGATAGCGGACTACTCATGGTCTCGCTTCAGTCGTCGGGAATTTATCAAGACCGGCGTGATCGCACCGGACTTATACCAGCCCGCCATGGGCGGTGTCCGGATGTACATCGATGCTTCCGGTTCCTGCTGGGATGATCTTCCTGTCTTCAATCACCACATGAAGGACATCTGGGAAGAGGTCAAGCCGAAGTGGATCGAGGTCCGCTACTTCCAGACCACAGTCAATCACGAGTACGACCAGCGCTTCGACCGCGGTGATGCTGAGGTTCAAGTGCATCAAGTCGGCGGCGGTGGTACGAACTTCAGCTGGCTTGCAGATGATCTTGAGGATTGCGAAGAGCGGCCCGAGGTCTGTCTGTTCTTGACCGATATGGAAGGTAGGTTCGGACGCGAGCCGGATATTCCTGTGATCTGGGTAAGTGTGAGCCAGATCTCTACGGCGCCGTTCGGTGAAGTGGTGAACGTCAACTAACTAAAGGAAAGGGAATGACCAAAGATGATCAAGCTCGCATCATCGCCGAGATGTGCGAGGGCGCCAAGAAGCACATGCTTGAACATCTGCCGCAAGTCCCGGAAGAGTGGGATGGCCACGAGCTGCGGCAGTGGTTCGCTGAAATAGCAACGCAACGCTATGCGTACAAGATGGACCGGAAGCGCAAGCGTGAATTCGACAACACGGTCCTCGTTCGCAACTTATAAAAAAGGAGAGCAATGAAAGCATCACAACTGAAAGCCCTGTCCGTCATCGCATCGTCGATCGAGCAGGTGAAGTCCGATCTGGAGACGATTGCCAGCGAAGCTCGCGAAGAGTTCGATAATAAGGGCGAGAAGGCGCAGGAGAGCGAGAAGGGTCAGGCGCTCGATGCCGCCGCTACCAGCTTGGAGAGCGCCGTAGGATCGCTGGATGAGGCATTCCAGTACATCGAAGAAGTTACGAGCGCAGCATGAAGCACGCCGAGACCGTGCCCTTCCATTGGTTCGAGCGCAACCCGCGCAACCCATGGTATGACCGCGAGACAAGGCAAGTGCAGCTGCCTGAGACGCTGGTGCACGCGAACAACTACGTGCTGACACGTGAAGAGCTAGCCCAACTTGCTGAGGAGATGGTTGAGCTAAAGAAGCTGGTCGAGACCGAAGGGGCAAAGATTCAACGTGCCCACCGTGCACTGGAACGCGGCTCAGAGCCGAACTTTCTTTTCAACGACGACGGCCCGCCTGTGTTTACCTTGGCCCGCATGCTGGAGCTACAAGTGAAACTGGCGAAGTGGAAGCTCGGTCTGATGAAGTTGCTGCTGGCTGCCACACAGAAGCGAGTCGACCAAAAGAATCAGTGATGGAATTCTTTGCTGTTGTAGTCGCCGCACTGGCAGGCACGATCGCTGGTGTGTGCGTGTATCTGGCAGTACGGCTTCACCTGAAGGAACCGAAGGCGAAGGCCAAGCCGAAGCTATGGCAGCCACCGACATAGTAGGGCCGATTTGTGAGACGTCTCACAATTCACTAAAGGAGAACGATATGAAATGGGCGCTTCAATTACGTTGTGGGCATTCGTATTTTATTGCTGAACCAGCAGAGGTAGCCGTTGCGGACGAGTCGATGCGCATTCCCGGCAACCCCGAGTCGACTGACGACGGGCTGTTGTTCCTCGATCTCATTCGTACGGTGAAATTTTCAGCGGATGGTCGCGTGGACATCCCGCTGCGCAGAGCGGACGGCAAGAGATCCAGTACGCCGGGCGATTTCACCGAGGGCGTGCGGGTGTGTCAAGAATTCCATCTCATGCCCGAGTTCGACGACACGCTGCAGCTCGTCATCAAGCTGGCTGTTCAGACCACCCCACCGGAGGGACTATGGGCTCACCCCGCACCCATCAACAGATGAACTGGTGTCGTGGTGAGTACAAGGGTGGCGGGCGAACACAAGGCGGTGCACGCTGGGGCAATTATGGAACTTGCCTAACATGCGGAAAGCGTGTGCACATCACAAAGAAGGGCTGGTTGCATCCGCATGGCACGCGTAGCAAAACTAACTAAAGGAGAACGTGATGGGTAAGGCAGCTGTATTAATCACGGTGAGCGGGGGCGTTGCTGACGTCGCTGCAACCAGTGGTGAGGTTGATGTGGAGATCATCGACTTCGACAACTTCAAGGACGGGCACGACTCCGACCGCGGGCCGATCATGCTCAGCGGCCCGGTGCTGCGCTTGGCACAGGGCATCGAGGATCTGAAAGAGGGAGAGCATTACGAGGCGGTGAAGCCCACGCCGACGACGATCCGCATCGAGCACGATCAGGACTGCGAGAGCCCGCTCGAACACGACGACATCGTCATCACATACAAGAAGGGCTCGCGCTACACGCTGGGCAACACGCCTGTCGAGCAGGAAGAATTCGAGCAGCTGGTGGCTCGAATCCAATCGGGCGAGCTGATCGGCCTACCGGTGTACGCCTACGTCCACAGTGGCGTGGCGCTCAAAGCGAGCAGCTGGGCAGGCTTGCTGCCCCAAGGTCATGCCGAGTGGGATAGCGGGCTCTCCGGGGTGGCCTACATCACCAAAGCGACTGCGCTCGAATGGCATGGTGGCAAGATCGTGACCAAGAAGATCCGCGAGTCGTGCCTGAAGTCGCTGGAGGGCTCGGTCGAGGCGTTCGGTCGCTGGCTTAATGGCGAGTGCTACGGCTACGTGATCGAGGACGAGCACGGCGACGAGATCGATTCGTGCTGGGGGTTCGTCGGGCATGAGTACGCGCTCGAACAAGCCAAGGCGCTGGCACCGAATGCAGAGGTGAAGGAATGATGCCGACCCTAGGAATGCTCGTTGTTGACGAGTGCCCGGATGCGCTTGGCCACCATACCATTCGCGAAGCAGATGGTACGGCTAACGGCAACACCGACACCTGTATCGCTACGGTTTACGACGAGGAAGCAGCGCAGATTATCGTCCGTGCGTGCAACAGCTACGCCGCCTTGGTGGCGTTCGTCGAGGAGTTCGATAAGTGGCAGGCCACTGGCGACGGCATAGCCGACGACGAAGGTGGCTTCAGTGACGTCGAAGCTGCACGGAATGCAGTGCCGATCGAATGACTGTTCGACCGTTCGTCGGCTCGATAACTTATTGACGCAGCACGTGTGGCACAAGTTCTGAACATGGCTTTTGTGCGTTTCCAGCTATGAGCGTGACATGTCACATGTTATAATGATGTCGTGGTGATTGAACCACGACAACCGGAGCAAGTAATGAACGACGACTCGCAACAGACGTACAACAGACCAGAGCACAAAGTGACGGCAGGGCGCTCGTCGGACCCGTTCGACAAAATGCTGTCGGGCATGATCGGGCTGCCCAATGGTGCCCACACCAAGCCCGCCGTGGTGCAGGCCATAGACTTCTATGGCAATGCCACTACCTACATCATCCAGACGGTGCGAACAGACGAAAGCGTAACGGCGTTTGTTACGCAAGTCAGCGCGCAGGGCTCGGTGCGAACAATTCTGCCGAGTGCGGTGCTGTCTGTTATCGACCGGCAGCGTGATTCGATCACGACGAAACTTCGGAAGCGCCATGGGAAACGGCTCGCTGAAGAGCGCAAGGCAGCAGGCATTCAACCCGGCTTTATGAAATCCAATGGCAAAGCCAAAGTCCGCAACGCAGCGTAAGCGGGATGAACGTGAGGCCATGCGAGAGCGTGGCTTCGTTCTTCGCCAGTTCTGGGTGCACCCGAAGGATTGGCCGCGCGTGCAGAAGTATCTGTTGCGCGTTCTCTCTTGGCGAAAATGAAAGGACCAACATGATGAGTCGACCGACACTGAAGGCCGCGGTCGAATGGATCGCGGTGAACGACAACCCGGGCGAGGATGGCCCGGGGGACCCCAACGCTGAGCGCCGGGTCAGCGAGTACGTGACAACGGCACTGGTGGCTGACCTGTTCGACGTATCGGCCACGACCATCGCACGCCGGGTGATGGCACTGCGCCGGCAGGAAGCGGACGCCAAGGTGCATGCATGAAAATTTACCGCGCTGCTTATATCGACGGCCAACATGGCACTTTGTTGTCATGGCATGGCAGTCGCCGCGCTGCTGAGCAAGCCCTGCGTGAGCAAGCAATAGAGATGGACAACAACGATCCGACAACGAGCGTTTACGTTCACAACATACCGGGCACCAAGGCTGGGTTTCTTGTGTGGCTCAACACTAACTTCACCACGGACAACGGATGAACACTACTCAATCAGAACCACCAAAACTTACCGATGCTGAGGCGCGCGAACGTATGCGCTTGTCGTCGCGATGGGTACGCAATGCAGCGACACGTGACGAAATCATGCGTTGCATCGAACTGGACCTTAAGGACAATGCACGCGCCGACTATATGGCAGCTCTGGCAAGGACGAAAGCGTGAGCGACAAAGACAGCCACATCGAATACGGACCCGATGGCCATGCAACGGGCTTCTATGGACCCGATGCGGTCGCCCTGTACGCAGCAGCGACACTGGTCTCAGCGATGCGGCTCTATGCCAAGCATCGCATCAAGGTCAACCGTGCTTACACGCCGACCGCGATGCTCAGGCGGGCGGGTGAGATCTGCGGCAAGACCTACAAGCGCAACCAGATGCTGCTTGCCGCTGATGATGTAGCAAAGTGGGTGCAGACGATGAAGGCAGCACTACCTGCAGTTGAACAACAACGATGAAAGGAGAGCAGTGATGGTGACATCATCATGAAGTACCCCGAGATCGATTACGAAACAGTCCGACCGTTTCGTCTTTGGGATGCTGTGAGAAAGGAGAACCTGCCACACCGCTACTACGCACACGATCGCAACGCGCACCTTGGTGCTCTGATCGAGGCGCGCTGGGCAGAGATCGGTACCACGATCGAAGTCTACAACGCCACGACCGGGCGCATGCTCGGGCAGTACACGCGACGTGTTCATTCCATTGACTTCTTGAGGTGATGATGGCTACGAAAAATAGTGGCTACGAGTGGACCGCGGAGCAAAGAGCAGCAACCTCAAAACGAGTGAAGGCATACATGAAAAAGCATCCGCAGAAATGGACGCCGGAACGGCACAAGAAATTCTCCGCGACCATGGCAGCACGCAGTGCAGCGAAGAAGAAGGAGCATGCGGAGAATATTGCCAAAGGTCTGAAAGCGCGCAAGGTGGCTGGCAAGCCCGACAAGGCCAACAACAAGATCTGGACATCCGAGCACCGCGCCAATTTTGTTAAAGCCAGAACGGGCTTGAAGTACGGAAAAAACGGGCACCCGTGGACTGATGAGCAGCATAAAAACTTCGCTGCGAGCGTAGCCGCGCGCAAGGCAGCTGGTCTACCCGGCAATGGTCATCCAGTCAACGGGAACGGATCAGCAGCGGAGCTGCCAGCACTGGTGGGGAGCTTCCCGCTCGATGCCATACCGGCACGCGCGGAGAAAAAAGTCTACGCCAAACGCATTCACTCAGCAGATGACGATGCTCGCGTGCGGCTGGTGCTGGAGCTGGTGAAGCTGGCGCAACAGGTTTTGTGACAGGTGTAGCAAACCATTTACTAAAGGAAAACCATGTACGGAAGATCGAGCCTGAAGATCAGTGGGCGGTTGAGTTACGACCGTATCGCTGAGCTATTGTTGGATAAACCCGAGGTCCTGATCGCTGAGGGCCGCAGCAAAAACTATGGACTGCGATCCAGAGAGTACATCCATCCGGTGAGCGACGAGTACGAGCGCGCGATGTGCATGCGGCTCTACCGCACCGACATCCTGCAGTTCTTTCGCGACGGCACGGTGATCGTGAACGACTGGGACAGCAACATCACGCGCAGCTGCACCAGCGAGCACGGACCGTTCTCAGTAGGCGTCGAGCACGGACAGCAGGTGTTCCGCGACATCTACGGCGACTGGTGGCCCATGGATCGAGCGATCGTGGTGCTGCCGGATGGCACCGTGCAGAACGTCATCGTCAAGGTTCGAGATGAGATCCGGGTCAAGCCCGAGCTGAAGGCCGAGCGGCGGCGCATCGGCGAGCACTTCCGCAACGCCTGCTTTGCCCGGCTGGTACTGGGCGAGTTTCCGAAGCTGGTCGGATTCGACGGGTACGCCTCAGCACCCGATGGCCACGAGGCGAGACGCGAGCTGTTCAGGCTGCTCGATGCACAGGCCGACCACGCTGACATCGCTCGCTGCGCCACGAACACCTCGCCCCTTGGGCGGGCGTGCTACGGGCGGGTTGGACGAGCCACCAAGCATGCCGATCCCATCGGCGCCACCGAGGCCCTGATCAACTGCCTGCTGCGCGCCGAGCTGGGCGATCCGAAGTGGTTCAACACAAAGACGGTGCGCACCGAGCACCGTAACATTCGCGTGAGGGCGGCGTGATTTTTATTCCTCGATGGTGGAATGCAAGAGGGTCACGTTCAGGATCGGGCGTGGTCAAACGTCCATGGTCAATGTCAGGAACAAAAAATGGCCTAGCTAGATCGCGATCGTATGTTCAATCGAAATCGGGGCCGCGATGATCCTGATTCTGTTTTGGCCCGTTACGCAACGGGCACCCCGAGCGTCTCGATCAGGATCGGCAACGCGACGCACGTCGGGGTTTGCATCGTGGCATGGAGCACGTTCAATGGCGTACTCGGGATCGAGGCAACAAGGAAGAAAGACGCAGCGATGATCCCCCTGCCCCCATGGCTGATATGCCGGAACACTAAGCTGCTGCCCGTACGGGTCTCGCGATCGCACTCGGGCTCTACTAAACTGTGGTGCTCGATGCACGCGTGGTCTTTTTCTACATCTCTATCCGGTAGCCACGATAGATCAGCATTTACCAAAGGAAAGCAACATGGCAAATGACCACAACATGCTACAAGAAATACTAGCGCGAGCTACTAGGACGGAGACTCGGCTGACCCGCCTATGCGTCGCGATGGGCGTCGACGCCTTCCGGGGGGCCAACCGGTTGACCCTCGTAAGAGCCACCCCGCCACTTGTTGAGCTTGTAGGGTTGGATACTACAATAGCTGACATACTTGCCTTTTGTCGCACGCAATCTATAATTGCACCGGAAGTGGCAATTATGCACGCCGGGCAAATCGTAGGGTCGGTGGCAATACCACCGGCAACAGAGGTACCCGACTAACTTACTCAGGTGATCCCACCTTACACATGGCTTACAAAGGAGAGGACTATAAAATGAGCAGCAAGCGAATTGTTTACGGTTTCACGGTGGAACAGAACGTTCCGATTCCACCGGTAGCAGCGCGGCAGGGGCACAACATTGCACTCTTGAAGGCGCTGCAGCCGGGCGAGAGCATCTACTTCGATGCGCCGATCGCCAAGCGCGCCACGCGCTTCTATCGTGTGGCCAAGAAGCTCAACATTCAGGTGATGATCCGGAAGGACCAAGGGGGCATGCGGCTGTGGCGCCTACCAGACGACATGGTGATGCACCAACCACCGCGCGCTGCCAAGCCAGCCAAGGCCAAGGTGGTGGCCAAGGTCAACGGTAAGAAGCATGGCAAAGTGCGCTCGGTGTTCCCTACAGAAAAGGCCCACACCAAGCGGCCGAAGAAGAAAGTGGCGGCGTGATCCTTCTACTTCCTGTCACACCAAAGGGTAACAAGCGGAAGGACGTCTCGTCGTTCCGAGGGCAGGCGTGGTCGTGGTCAGGAGCGGCAAGGGGGCGAGCCACGGCGAAATCAGTGAGCTGGCGATGATCCGCTTCCCCGGCTGGGTGACCCGGACCATGTTGGAGCGCCTATCACGCTGTGCATCGCGCACCGGCCCGGTGTGCTGGTCGTGGTGCCGGTCTCGGTCGAGCCCGCGCATCCGATCGGAGTCGACGCGGTGATCTTCCTTCCGCCTTGGCGATGGAAGTGGATGCTGTCCGTGTCGAAGTCAGGCACATGGCCGTACGGTGCGTCACGAACAGGCGGATCTCAACCTATGCCTTGGTCGTGGCAACACTCACGCTCAGGAAGATGGCCGAAGTGATCTAACCCCCCGGCCGCCCGGGGGGAGCTTTACCTCAGCAGTACCAATCCCACTATACTATTGACCACATCAGCATGTGGTCATTACCTATGGTGTTTGCATGAAAGACATCCTCACCGAAGCGCACGAGATCATCCACGGCGATCGCGAGCAGACCTACGGCAGCCCGGGCGTCAACCTCGAAAACATCGCCGAGCTGTGGCGCGTTTTCATCGAACGGAAACACCACGTGGCGCTGTCGCTCACGGTGGAAGATGTTGCCATGATGATGGTGCTGATGAAAGTGGCACGGCTGATGCACTCACCACGCCATCGTGACTCGCTAATTGACGTCGCTGGCTACGTTGGCCTCATCGATCGCATTGACTCATACGAAAAGGCACTGCAGAATACCCCTCTGTTCGCCGTACCACCCACCGAGGAACACATGGACCACTTGGTTACGCATCCTGCTGACACCAATGTTCATGCTGTAAGCAGTGAATCCCCCAAAGGAGAGTCAACATGATTGATCTCGACGAAGTGATGGTCGAATTTGAACACGGCGAGTCGGCACAACGCCACCTGACCGATCTCGGAAAAAAGGTGACCGACTGGTCGAAGACACTGCCGGTCACGGGCGGCGAGCAGAACATCCCCGGCCATCGACAACAGGCAGCGGTCGCTGCCGGTTTCATTTACAAGTTCGGCGATCTGGAAGTTCTCGATTTCATGAGCAACGCGGATTACAACGCTGTCATGGCGAGCAACGGCCCGCCGCGCTATGACATTTTCACCGGCACGTATTACGACTACGGCGCGCACGAGAACGGACACCCATCGGGTGTGGTCATCTGTACCGATCAATCGCTGCTGGTCGTGAAGGGATCGAAGGATGGTGTGGTGCCGCCACCCGAGCCTGAAACACCGCCCGGCTTCGTACCCGGAACTCCCGGCCACGAGCGGCCTGATCGTGGTAGCCGTGACGAGCGGAAAGCTGAGCGCGATGCCAAGCAAGACGAGCGGAAGGGCGAGCGCGACGCACGCCAAGACGATCGGCAGACCAAGCGTGATGAGCGCCGCGACGACTGATTCAAATGATGGCCGACTATCTGGCAGTGGCGCAGCGGCAGGCGCGGTGGTTGCGCGACCATCAGGACATTGTTACGGCAGCGACGATGGATCTACTGATCGAACGCTGCAAGCGTATGGAGAAAACACTGTGGGTGATCAGTCGGTGCCGGCTGCAAGCGTGCGCTGGCTGTAAAGCAGCAGCAGAGCGTGCTCTCTCGATTGAACCAACGGAGAACATCGAGCCGGAACACAACACGGAACGGAGGTAACACCATGAACGTCACTGCCCTCGTTGTTCTAGTTTTCGCGCTGGTCTTCGCCTTGATCGAAGCGTGGAAGGGATCGAGCACGATCCGGCCCGCGAACTTCGGCTGGCTCGCGCTGGCCCTGCTGATTCTCGTGCAGATTTTCTTCCGAGGAAGCGAAGTCTTTTTCAAATGACCGACGATGCCGAGGTCGGTAGTTACCAGCATATCTACCCGGTGTTCGATGGTCGTGAGCACGTATGCGTGGGGTACACCTGTTGGTGCAACCCGCAACCCGACGTTGAAAATCCTAACGTCGTCATTCATAACCCGATGCACTAATGGAAAGGAACAACATGCAACGCTTTTTCGCACGAGTTACATCCGTAGGCGGCGACCTGTACCTTGTCGATCCGGTACGTGGCGTCGATCCCGGCTTCGGTGGCGGCATGCCTGCGCCGGGTGATCCCGACTACGGCATCGGCACCCTGCCGCATCCCGGCCATGGCCTGCCCGGCTACGGTCGCCCCGATCACGATCTGCCATGGGCGCCGGGTCACCCCGGTAACCGTCCACCCGGCAGCTGGGAAGGACGCCCCGGCAACGCGCTGCCCGTCCCGCCTGTACGTCCGTCAGTGCCCATCGTACTGCCACCGGGCATGTGGCCCCCGGCGCTGCCACCGGGAACCGACAACACGCTGCCGGGTGTTCCACCGGATCAGCCGATCTTCATTCCACCCAATCCGGACATCGGCATCGATCTTCCGATCTACCTGCCGCAACTGCCTGCTGGTACAGCGCTGATCATTGCGCTCACTGGTGCGCACGTACCGGCGCCGAAGGGTGACGCACCTGCCCCGCCGCCAAACACCAAGCCCGCGATCCTGTGGCAAGGTGCTGGCACCAAGCCGGTGCTGGTGTACGTCAGCGCAGCGAAGTAAAGAAGCCGTTGGGGGTGCGGTGTGTAGCCGCACTCCCCTTTTTCACTCGTGAAACTCATCACGCTCGATTTCGAAACGTACTATTCGGACGACTACACACTCAAGCAGCTCACCACCGAAGCCTACATCCGTGATCCGCGCTTTGAAGCCATCCTGCTGGGGTACAAGGTTGATGACGGTCACACGAAATTTGTGGTCGGGGGAGCAGCGATTCAGCAGGTACTCGATTCGCTTGACATCGAGAACAACGCTGTACTTTGTCATCACGCCCACTTCGACGGGCTTATCCTATCGCATCATTTCGGGCATCGGCCACGTGTCTGGTTTGACACTCTCTCTATGGCGCGTGCGATTCACGGTATTGACGTGGGTGGGTCGCTCGGGAAACTTTTAGAGTTCTATCCAGTAGGTATCACCAAAGGCACGTACCTTGTGCAAGCCAAGAACAAGCGGCTTGCTGATTTTGGTGATCCCACTTGCAGCGACGATCTGATGCATTACGGTCGCTACTGCTGCGACGACGTCGAGGGGACCTACCGCATTTTCGCTTGGCACATGCTCCCCGGCTTTCCGAAATCGGAGCTGAAGCAGATCGACAAGCTGATCCGCATGTTCACCGAGCCTGAGCTACTGCTCGATGAAGAGTTGCTGCGTGATTACGCACAGACGTTGCAGGTTGAAAAGCTCACCCTGCTCTACCAAGCTGGTGTCACGCTCGATGAAGTGATGAGCAACGACAAGTTCGCCGAAGCGCTGCAGCGTCTCGGTGTCGATCCACCGAAGAAGATCTCGCCGCGAACCGGCAAGCCAACGTGGGCGTTCGCCAAGGTCGATCCGGAATTGCAGGCACTGGAAGAGCACGAGGACGATCGCGTGCAGACGCTGGTAGCAGCGCGGTTGGGCAACAAGACCACGATCAACGAGACGCGGGCACGACGCATGGCCGACATGGCGAGCCGTGGCCCCGCGTGCATCTACTACAAGTATGCCGGCGCCATGCAAACGATGCGCGTGTCCGGTGGCGACAAGCTCAACTGGCAGAACCTGTCGCGACGCAAGCGCATCAACGGCAGCTTCCATGGTGGTGAGCTGCGCGATGCAATTTACGCTCCCGAGGGCAAGCTGCTGGTGGTGATCGATTCGCGCAACATCGAGTCGCGTGTGCTCGACTGGCTGGCGATGCAAGAAGACATGGTGGAGGTCTATCGTCGCTACGATCGCCGCGAGGGGCCGGATGTGTATTGCGTCATGGCCAGTCGTTTGTATGGTCGGGACATCACCTTATCCAATGAAGAAGAGCGCAAGACGGGCAAGCACGTGAAGCTCGGGTGCGGTTTCGGCATGGGGCCACCCAAGTTCAAGGAGACGGCGCGCATCATCGGCGGGCTGGATCTCACCGACGCCCAGTCTGAGCATGGTGTGCGGACCTACCGGCAGGCACATCCTATGGTGGTGCAGCTGTGGAACCGTGCCCAGAATGCGCTCGGCGCCATCGCTGCCGGCCCGGATGGCGATCGCCAGCTCGATCCCCGGGGCGTGCTCGCGCTCGACAAGAACTCGATCGTTCTCCCCAACATGTTGCGGATAAAGTATCCCGATCTGAGGTACGACCTAGACGATAGGGAGTGGTCATTTGCAGTCAACAGTCGAGGTTTGCGTAGTAAATTGTATGGCGGTAAGATAGTCGAGAACGTGGTACAAGCACTGGCAAAGATAATAGTCATGGACCAGCTGCTTGATGTGTCGCAGAAGTATGATTGGAAAATGTCGACGCACGACGAGGGCGTGTTCCTCGCCGACGAAGACGCTGCAGGTGATGTACTGAAGGACGCCAACGCTGCACTGAGCATCCCGCCTGCGTGGGCGCCGGACTTGCCAGTGGCAGCGGAAGGCACGGTGGCCGTCCGTTACGGCGAAGCAAAATAAAAGGAGAGATTTTGAAAAGCAAAAACACGATGAGCACAGTCAACAGCATGCGACTGCTGATGCGCACGATGCGGGCCAAGTACATCGCGAACGTGCGCAAGAAGCGCTGCCCGATGGATGCTGCCACGCTGGAGTATTTTGATTCGGTTTTGCGGAGGCTCGACGGAGATGAAGGAAAAGCTCTTTCTCGTTTGTGTTAAGCAGCCGTCGCTGCGCTACGAGATCCTGAAGTTCAACGCGACCAACAAGACGGCCACGTTGCAGGGCCGGCACGGCAGGTTCGAAGTGAAGGGCTTCACCAAGGAAAAGGTGAAGAAAGATGGCTACACGTTAATCAGGGAGACGCAAAATGCCTAGCGCACCCGGGTACAAACGCGACTACAAGCAGGAAGAAAAGACCGCTAAGGCGCGGGGCGAGGATGTGGGCAACGCCGAACGACATGTAGCACGGCGACTGGAAATGAAGAAGGGTCTCGTGCATCCGTTCGACGGCAAGGATGTCGATCACCGAAAGCCGCTCAGCAAGGGCGGCGCCAACGTGGCGAGCAACCTGCGGATCGAAAGCGCGCACAAGAATCGTTCGTACGCACGCACCCACAGTGGGGCGATCAAGGCTTAAGCAATGAACGTCCCAGCAATGAACGCCCGCAATAGGACACATTGCATACGCGGGCATGAACGAACGCCAGAGAATCTTGATGCCAACAGGAATTGCAAGCTGTGCCGATCTATCCGGAGTAAAAAATATTGGCGCGCTGAGCCCAAGCAGATGTGCCTCGAATTGCATGAGCGTGTTACGCATTGCATACGCGGGCATGAACGAACGCCAGAGAATCTGAATTCTCGTAAGCAGTGCAAGCTGTGTCTCGCCATCAGAGCCAAAGAATATTCACGAACTCACCGCGAGCAGAAAGCCGCGTACCGGAAACGATACCAAGAAGCCCACCCGGAGCAAGCTAAGCGGAAACATACCCGCCGGAAAACAGAGCACCCAGAGAAGGCTGCAGCAACCAAACGCGACCAAAGGCAACGAGTAAGAGAGCAACTAACGCGAGGGTACATTGCTTACGTCAACAATTTGCCCGTGAAGGAATTGCCGGAGTCCTTCGTTGAATGCTACCGGCTTTATCTCATCTTAAAAAGAGAGGCTTACCACCATGGATACCGTGGCAGGAATCAGAACCATCGATGATTTGCGAGCCATTCTGGCCGACGAGATCGCCAAGATCCGCACCGGAACAACGACTGCTGCGAATGTCAATGCGGTGACGAATGCGACCGGCAAGATTCTATCGACCGTCAAGTTGGAAATGGAATACAACAAGTTGCTGGGCAAGACGCCGCACATCCCCTTCATCGAGGGAGAGCCGGGTGGACCCAAGCAACTGTCGGCCGCTGCAACCACCCAGTGAAACCGAACGCATGGTCCCACACTGCACTGTCGCAGTTCAGCAACTGCCCCAAGCAGTATTACCACCTCAAGGTGGTGAAGGATGTCGTCGACGTCCGGGGCGAGGCAGTGCTATGGGGCGAGCGGGTGCACGAAGCATTCGAGGCGTATCTGAAAGATGGCAAGCCGTTGCCGATCGACTTGTCGATGTATCAGGGCTACCTCGACGCGATCAAGGCGGTGCGGGGCACGATGTATGTCGAGCACGAAATGGCGCTCGACAACCAGCTCAACCCCTGCGAAAAGTTTGCCAAGAACGTATTCGTGCGCGGCGTCGCGGATGTGTTGCATGTGGATGGCGATATGGCATTCGCCATGGACCACAAGACCGGTAACCGCAAGCAGGACAGCAAGCAGATGAAGCTCATGGCGCTGCTGATCTTCCAGCACTTCCCTGCTGTGCAAAAGATCAAGGTGGGATTCTTCTGGCTCAAGGTGAAAGCGAAGGACACCGACACGTTCGTGCGAGCTGACATCCCGGCACTGTGGCAGGAGTTTCTACCCGACATCAAGCAGTTCCGGGATGCGTTCATGACCAACACGTGGCAGCCGCGGCAGAGCGGATTGTGCAACGGCTGGTGTCCAGTGACGACGTGCGACTTCTGGAAACCGAAGCGGAGAAAGCAGTGATCCTGATGCCCTACTACCTGATCAGAAGCGGGCACTCTTACTCAGGAGGAAAACTATTAGGACGAACGATAACCACCATGGGAGACAAGGGTCCGCTGTCATGGTCGAGAGGGGGAGTGAAGCTGAAACGTTTTCCATGTTCGATCAACGGTCCACGATAGGGAGAAAGGAATGATCTGTTCACGTTGCAACTGCACGCTGATGAATGTCGAAGTGTTCTACTCGCAGCTCAATCAGGTGCTGTGCTTTCACTGCACCGAAGCTGTTGCCAAAGAACAAGCCGATCGTCGCTTCGGCCAGCCGCACTTCGGCCATCGCGATCAGGATGAGGATGACGACGAGGATTGACATGACGCCCGAAGGCAAGATCAAGCAGGGTATCGATCGCGTGCTCGCAGATGCGTGGCACTGCTACTGGCACAAGCCGGTGCAGAACGGCATGGGCAAGCCGACGCTCGATTACATCGGCTGCTCGCATGGCCGCTACTTCGCCATCGAAGCCAAAGCACCCGGGGGCAAGCCTACGCTACGGCAGGAGAACACCATCAAGGAAATCCGTGCTGCAGGTGGCGTTGTGTTCGTGATCGACGATCTCAGCAGTAACGACACCGCACGACTGATCGACTGGCTGCAGACCATCCCATGATCGTGCACACACCCAGCAAGTCGCTGCTGCTCCGGGTTCGTAGCCCAGCCGCGATCTGCAACATCCTGCCAAAGTGGAAGACGATCGACTATGAGGGTCACAACCTTGCGGTCCCGCACTCAATGGATGCAGTGCGAATACTTCGGAACTTGGGCGTCGCTGCGCCACCGCCGATCCTTTATTACTACGACTTTCCCATACAGGCGGGACGTACCCCTTTCGCCCACCAGAAAGAGACGGCGGCGTTCTGCACGCTCTACCCCCGACTCTTCGTCCTGAACGACCCGGGCACCGCGAAGACGGTGCCGATTCTGTGGGCATGCGATTACCTGATGAAGATCGGGCAGATCCGCAAGGTGATCATCAACGCCCCGCTCTCCACGCTCGATCTGGTGTGGGCACAGGAAATCTTCGGCACGCTCATGCATCGTCGTTGTGCCGTGCTGCACGGCTCGCGCGAGCGCCGGCAGCATCTGTTCGCGCAGGACTTCGATTTCTACATCATCAACCACCACGGGCTCGACATCCTCACCGACGATCTCAAGGGTCGCTCGGACATCGATCTCATCGTCGTGGATGAATCCGCCGAGTATCGCAACTCCACCACCGACATGTACGAGACGTTGGCAGGAGCGATCGGCCGACGTCGCTTGTGGATGGTGACTGGCACGCCGACACCGAAGGCGCCGACCGATGCGTGGGCACAGGCGCGACTGGTGAACAAGCATCAAGTGCCGGTGTACTTCGGGTCGTGGAAACGACAGACCATGATGCAGCTGTCCACGCACAAATGGATTCCGCGCGAGGGCAGCTACGAGATGGCCTTTCAAGCATTGCAACCAGCGATCCGATTCCGCAAAGCTGATTGCCTTGATCTGCCACCCGTGCTGTACGAGAAGCGTGCAGTCGAGCTGTCGCCGCAGCAGAAGAAAGCGTACAGCACGATGAAGAACCAGATGGTCATGATGGGCGATGCTGGCACGATCACGGCAGTCAACGCAGCCGACCGGGTCAACAAGCTACGCCAGATCCTGCTCGGTGTGGTGAAGGTTCCCGGCACGGATGATGAATACGAACTGCTCGATCACAAACCGCGGCTCAAGGTGCTGCTGGAATGCATCAGCCAAGCGGCAGCCAAGGTGATCGTGATCGTGCCGTTCAAAGGCATCGTGCTGGCACTAGCCAAGGAAGTGGGTAAGGAATACAGCTGCGAGATCATCAATGGCGACGTCACCAAAAAGCAGCGCGATGAAATCTTCACCCGGTTCAAACGGGAGCAGGACCCACGCGTGCTGCTCTGTCATCCACAGGTGATGGCACATGGCATCAATCTGACCGAGGCTGATACCACGATCTTCTACGGGCCGATCTTTTCCAACAACCACGATCAACAGGCGATCGAGCGATTCAATCGACCGGGGCAGACCCGCAAGATGACCATCATCCAGCTTGGCGCGATGCCGTTGGAATGGGCGATCTACCAACAAGTTGCAGGACAGAAAGTGAGTCAAATGAGCATGCTTGATCTGTATCACAATGAAGTGTTGCAATAGACCCGCCGTAGTTGCTTATTGGCAAATAGCAAGTCTATAATCAAGTGTAGTTAAAACAGCATGACCGAGGCTAAAAAGGAGAGCACCATGGAAGCAGTTCTGGAAGCAGAAGTGGAAATTGGCGATGACCGTATCGTCAAGGCCATCGTAAAAATGCGCGAAGCGATCACGCTCGAAACTAAAGAGAGCGACGCGCGGATCAAAGTAATCAAGACCCAGAAAGAGCAGCTGGAGACCGAGTTGCTGCGGCGTTTGCTCGCTCGCGGCGCGACCCAGACCAAGACCACGTTCGGCACGGCATTCATCGACGAGTCGGTGAAAGCGCAGATCGCCGACGAGGAAGCGTTCCGGGCCTTCGTGCGAGAGTCAGGCGACCTCGACTTTTACCAGAAGCGGATCAAGGTCGAGCACTTGCGCGAATACATGCGAGAGCACGGGGACAGTCTGCCCCCGGGCATTTCGATTTTCAAGGAACAGGGAATCACCGTTCGTACTAAATAACTGGAGAGATCATGAACCCGCAAGCATTGACCATCTTCGACAACAGCCAGCTGCCTGCGCATCTGGCCGAGTTGAATGAACAGGGCAACATCGTTGCCCGTCCGCAAACCAACCAGCTCTCGTTCCGCGGCAAGGCATGGCGCGTGATCGTGGACGGCGTCGAGAACATCGTGCGCAACTCCGGGGGTGACCCGGTGCAATCGGTGCAGGTGACAATCCTCGATTACAACAAGCTGCGCTCGCGTGCGTACTACGCAGGCGGCTTCGAAGAGGGCAAGAGCACCCCGCCCACCTGCTGGTCGAAGGATGGCGTCGCGCCCGACTTGAGCGTGCCCCCGGGCCAGAAGCAATCGTCCACGTGCGCTGCTTGTCCGCAGTCGACCAAGGGCTCACGTGTCACCGAGTCGGGCAAGGAAGTGGCTGCGTGCGCGCAGTTCAAGCGCATGGTGGTCGTGCCGTTGCACGATCCGTCGTTCGTTCCGCTGCTGATCAAAATCCCGCAGACGTCGATGTGGGACAAGAACAACGCGGAAAACGAAGCGCGTGGCTTCTACGCTTTTGACCAGTACATGGACCTGCTTAAGCGTAAGGGTGTTAACCACACGGCGAACATCACGACCAAGATCAGCTTCGATGCACGCATGTCCTATCCCAAGCTGATCTTCTCAGCTGCCGGGTGGACACCTGCGGAGAACGTCGAGAAGATCAAGGCGCAGCTCGCCGAAAAAGAATTGCTCGATCAGATCTTGAACGTGATCGACGTCGGTCCCACGCATGAGGGAACGGCACCGGCACCGGAAGAGTTCGAGCAACCTGCTGCGTCGGGCGCGGTCGCCGCCCCGGCACCCGCTGCTCCGGTCGCGGCCCCTGCCACCGCGACGCCTGCGGCAGCGACTAAACCGGCAACGCGACCGCGCCCGGCACCCAAGGCCGCTGCGGCGACTGCTGCTGCGATGGCGCCTGCGACAGATCCGGATGACACCCCGGCATCGTTCGCACCGCCTGCTGTGGGTGCTGCGGCTCCTGCTGCTGCAGCGCCTGCAGCGAAGGCACCGCCGCCTGTGGCCCCAGCGGCAACGGTGGACACGACGGCAGCTGCGTCGGGGCTGGGCTCACTGCTGGCGGGGTGGGACGCGTAATCTGCAACTGATGTGTGGGACCCCCGGCAGCAATTGCCGGGGGGTAGGAGAAGGCCGGGATGTTTCTGTCTGTCGACGAGGTTGTTCGTCTCACCGGGAAGCTGCGGTACTCAGCACAGCGCCGGGCGTTGAACAGGCTTGGCATCCGGTATACAACCGCGGCAACAGGAGAGCCCTTGGTCCGCATCGAAGCCCTTGACCCGTCGGGCTCGAAGGCGCGCAACAAAGGTCCCCATTGGGATAAAATCACATAATGAAATTTCCCCGCTTGCGGCGCAAAGGCCGCGCATTCTATTACGACACTCAAGCGACACCGAGAAAGTGGGTCGCCCTTGGGTCCATTGAATCGGTAGCAATAGCAAGGTACCGAGCACTATGCCAACAAGCTGGCGCTGTGCAATCGGTCAGCACCATGCTCCGAGAATACCTTGCCTCGATCGCCGGCAAACAAGCACCATCAACGCACCTCCAACATAACGCGTGGCAACGGCACATCGAAGCAGTCTTCGGTGAGATGGACGCTGCGTCCATAACGCAGGGTGACATCGCCAAGTATCTCGACCTCTGCCCACGAACCAGTGGTCGCAGTGAAATCAGCCTGCTTTCGAAAAGCTACAGTCGTTGGTTGAAGCTGGAGAAGCTGACCTTTAACCCCTGCATAGGTGCTAAGTCGGATCGGAAGCGGGCGTCGAGAGACCGTTACTTGACCCACACCGAACTGAGCGATGTGTTGAGCCACGCACCCCCTCTACTCTCCGTAGCGATCGAGCTGTCCTATGCCACGGGTTTGCGCATCAGCGATCTCTGCAAATTGCGCTGGGACCAGTTTGATGATGGGTCCGCGGTTCACACCAAAAAGACCGGCGCTCGTCAGAGGTACGTCCTAGACAATGATTTCCGAGAGCTGCTTGCCCAAGCGCGTGCGCTTCAAAGCGACAACGTGGGAAGCATCTACGTTCTCTCCGGGCGCGGTGGTCAGCCGTTGATTCGACAGACCGTGGGACGTTGGTGGCGAAAGGCGCTCAAAGCTGCCGGTATCGAAGAGCGTGCCATCTGGCACGACATTCGAGCCAAGGCTGGAACCGATGTCGATGCCGCGGGTCAGGACGCAACCAAGTTCCTTGGACACACGGACCCGAACACAACCAAGGCGTACTTGCGGGGCCGGAAGATCACCACGGTCGCGCCGCTCAAACGGGTCAAAATGTAGAACGTTCTACATAAAATCGCTTGTAACGTATTGATTATAAAGTAGGTTCCAAATACAAAATATTCGGAAAATAAAGAGCTTAACGCGTTGATCTGTCGCGCGAATTTGCTATGGCACTTCTACATGAAAAACGAAAAAAGCCCAAAAACTACAGAGGGACGGCAAGTTAAATGTAGAAGTCGGAAAGGAGAAAAAAGTGAGCAAGCTACGACCAGAATGCAAGACCGGCACCCACCCGGCACTGCCCGACGAGACGGCCTTGTTCCTCATCCGCGACTCGGTCGCGCGCCGCCGCTCGCTGATCTATGGGCGGCTCCATGACGGTGCCGGCAGGCACTGCGCGATCGGCGCTTTCTGGGCCGACAACCCCCACGTAACGCTGAACAACACGCTGATCGACGAGGTCGCCGCGGTCAACGATTCCCTGCCACCGAACGCCACGCCGCACCAGCGCTGGAAGAAAGTGAACAGCTGGCTGCGCTGGAAACTGCAGGTGCTGGCGGGCAAAACGTCTAAGACAAAACCCGACAACGTGGTGCCGCTGATCAGGGAAAAAGCATGAGCGCATCGACCCGCTGCTGGCACTGCGGCACCAAACTGTCGACCATGGGCGGGCTGCACTATGCCGTGGTCGTGACCCCGGACGGCCCGGTGCGGGTGCACAAGGTCTGCCGAATAAACGCGCAGGAAGCCGTGCGCAGGCTCACCGCCCGACCGCCCGAGAAACCCCCAGTGAAGATCGAGGAGCACTGATGGAAGCACCCATGGACGAATTCGTCCGGCTGGCGCAAGCCTACAAGGTGGCCCCGTTCGGCCGCGAATCCGAGGCCGCGCTGCTGGCACTTTGTTCGTACGTTGAGAAGCTGGTGATGCAGTTTATGCATCCCGACGAGTAAACTATGCGCTGTGGGCCTCGGCAAATACATCATGATCGGCGATCGGGTCGTCCGATGCGAGAGCCTGATGACATGGGCGCGCTGGTTCGAAGTCGCCAATCGACACATGGCACAGGACGTCGTCGGACCTGTGCGGATCTCCACGGTCTTCCTCGGAATCGATCACAACTTCAATCCCCATGGACCACCGATCCTGTTCGAGACCATGATCTTCGGTGGTCAGCACGATCAGTACATGGATCGCTACGCCACCAAAGCCGAAGCACTGGCCGGGCATGCTCGCGCTGTGAACATGGTGCGGGAGACCACGCATGAATCCCGGACCACGCGACGAGACCAAGAAGTGGATTAACACAGCACGCAACGTCGATCCACTGGCCCTCGGTCCTTTCCTCGGCCATCACGCACTCAGGTTGGAAATCCCAATAGCACTGATCGCCGAGTCCCTTGACGTGCATGAACAAACCGTGCTGCGTTGGATGACCGGACGCGCACTGGTCCCACCACCGTTGCTTTCAAGGGTGGTGAAGCTCATTTCATTCCTGTGCTGGATGTACGATGAGAAACTTCCCCCACTTGTTGGCAACACCAGACAAAAAGAACAACAACTGGCAGGGGCAATGACCACCTTTTTAGCTAATGCTAGGGGGTTGCAAAAGACCACTGTCAGAGCATAATCGTCCCTCATAGCCGGGGGGCTTAGTTTGAGCGCGACAGCGGAATTTCTGCAGCACGTCCTTCCTTTATCCGGTCCGTACTGCATTGTCGTAAAAAAACCTGATGGTGCGCACTGGCACTTCGCAGCAGAAGATATTGACGAAGCATCAGCGATCGCTGCTGAGCAGGATCGCGAGAATGAAAATGTTTTCTTCGCCGTAGGCGCACTGCTACAAGCTAAGCACTGGGACACGAGCAAGGGTGAGGACCATGGATACTGGCGTGTCGTCCGCAAGGCAGAAAATATTCGCGCCCTACGGTCTTACACAATGGATATGGACGCAGGCAATGGTCGTGCCTATAACACGACCGACGATGCGATCCGTGATTTGGTTCGGTTCTGCCGGCACTATCGGCTTCCAAAACCCACGGTCGTTCAGAGTGGATTCGGACTCCACATCTACTGGACATTGACCGACGAAGTTCCGAAAGCGGAGTGGAGAGAACGCGGACGCCAACTGTCCGCGATGGCCAAAGCGCTCGACGTCAAGCATGACTCGGCGCGCTCGGTCGATGCAGCATCCATCTTGCGCGTGGTCGGTACGCACAACTACAAGTATCCCGAGAAGCCTGAAGTCATCGTGCTTAATCTCGGCGTCGATACACCCACCACGAGCTTCCACGCAACGCTCGATCTGAACAACAACGCTGCCCCCGCACCCCATCTCAACGGCCACGCCGGTCCTCCGGTTTTCTTCGGCAACAATACCAACCGCTTCGAACCTGAATGTCTTGACCCGCGACTGCTGGTGCAGAACTGCGCCGCGTTTCGCCGCACGGTCGACCCCGACAACCAGAAGCTCGGGCGCGACGCGATCCCCGAGCCTGCATGGATGTGCGCCATGATGCTCGCGGTGCACTGCAAGAGCGGGCGCAAGGTGGCACACTCGATCTCGGACAAGGACCCACGTTATTCAGCGGCCTACGTCGACGCGCAATACGATCGCTGGGAAAAGCAAGGCATGGGTCCGACCACGTGCGCCAAATACAAGGCAGCGTGGGAAGATCACGACGGCAGCAACGTGTGTGACGGCTGCCCGAGCGAAGGCAAGATCACTTCACCCGCGGTCGTCGCGCGCTACTTCAAGCTGATCCCACCACTGGTGATACAGGACGTCAACGATGAAGGCGTCGTGATCGAGCGCAAGATCGTGCCACCACCCGACCCCTACATCCGCACCGACAGGGGCATCGGCATCCGCACCGCCGACAATCGAACCGGCGCCAACATCACCGAGATCTTCTGTCCCTACGACATGTACCCGGTGCGCATGCAGTACGACGAGCGCACCATGATCGAGGACAGCGTGGGCTGGAAAGTGAACCTGCCCCACGTCGGCTGGACCAATCTCGACATCCCTCACACTGGCAAGATACAGCTATCCCTCATGCTGCAGAAGCGCGGCATTTATGTCGACGAGCACCGCACCCACATGATGGCATCGTTCATGACTAACTACGTACGCAAGCTGCAGAACGAGGTCCCGCGTGAAATGGCCTACGTCAAAATGGGCTGGCGCAAGAACGGCTTCATCGTCGGCGACACGCTCTACACCAAGGACGGGCTGACCGAGAACCACCGCATGAGCCACACGCTGGAAGAGGCCACACAGAACGGCATGGTGACCGAGGGTGATCCAGCGCTGTGGCAGCGCGCCGCGCAGCTGTACAACCGCGACGGGCTGCAAGCCTATCGCGCCTTCCTCTACTCGGGGCTCGGCAGTCCGCTGTACTGCATGACCGGGCAGGTAGCCGCCTGCGTCAACGCCAGCGGCCGCGGCGGCATTGGCAAGTCCACGGTGCTCGACGTCGTGGCGGCGATCTGGGGCAACCCTCGCGCCATCGTCATGCGCGACACTACTCGCGCAGCAGCAGAAATCAATTGCAATGCCATGCACAACTTACCCTGCATGCTCGACGAAATTACCAACCGTACCGCCAAGGACATTTCCGCATTCATCTTCGGCTACGGCGGCGGCAAGGGGCGACTGCGCAGCCAGTCCGGGGGTGGCATCCGCGCCGACTTGGCCACGTGGAGCAATCTCGGGCTCACCAACAGCAACACCGATGTGTACGCCACCATGGCGAGTGTCAGCCGCGAGAGCGATCCACAAGCCGCGCGTCTGGTGCAGCTCGAATTCCCCGACATCACTACGGTGACGAAAGCCGAAGGCGACATGGTGCGCCAGCTGGTGAACGCCAATTACGGACACGCCGGTCGTGACTTCGCCGCCTACATCGCGCAGCACGAGAGCGAGATCCGCCGTCGCGTGCTCAAGTACAACGCCGAAGCTGATCGCGCCGTCGACGCGAAGAGTGAGGAACGATTCTGGACCGCATGGGTCGCCGTGTGCCGCTGCGCCGCGGAGATCGGCTACGACTTGGGACTGTTCGCCGGCTTCCCGATCACCGACGACATCAACTGGTTGTACGAACAAATCAACGTGATCCGGTACCGCATCCGGGAACACAACGCCATACCGGCCGAGACGATCGCTTCCTTCCTCGACGAGCACCAATCGAATACGCTAGTGCTGTCAGCGAAGAACGCAGGCAACATCGACAACGTGGCGAGCGAGCCCCGCATCGAGCTGCTGATCCGCAAGGAACTCGACACCGGCATTGCCTTCATCAGCCGCAACGCGCTGCAGGATTACTGCGCTGAGCACAGCATCAACCTGACCCGCATGCTGCGCGACCTGTACGATCTGCGCATCGTCTTGCAGGACAACACCCGCAAGGTGCTAGGCATGGGTACCAAGTGGGCAGCAGGACAGGTACGATGCGTGGAGATCGATCTGAGCAAGCTCGACGCACCCTGAAAAAAAGCCCCCGACAGACATGGACTGCGGGGGCTGGAAGAAGCTGCGAAGATAGAAAGGAGAGAAACTTCGCAGCCGAGGAGTGGCTATTATATCAGCTTGCTTGGGTCGCTGTCTGCGCCGTGGAAAGCTGCCCGGAGAAGGTGGTCAGGCTGTTCAGGATGCTCCCTGCCAGATCCGTCGATGTCTTTGCCGCACCGTTCATCCCCGCCGCTACCTGTATGGCGGCATGCAGCTGCGCTTCCCACTGCGACAGGTGCTCGCGTGAGCGCTCGATCTCGATCTGCATCTGCTGTGTGTACATGCGGGTCAGGAATTCGGACTGGATGCCGGTGATCGTGGCACCAATTTTCGCTTGCTGCTCGATCGCACCCCACTCCGCAGTGTAGGCCGCAATGTCCTCCGCGTACGCCTTCAACACCCCATCCAGCTCGATGGAGTACGCCTTCAGATTCTCTTCGTTCTGCTTGGCGATCGCCTCGATCTGCGCGGTGTAACCCTCCACCTGCGCCTTGTATGCATTCACCCCCGCAGCAAAGCCTTCAACCTTGGCCCGGTAGCCCATCTCCTGCGATTCGTACACCTTGGCTTGCGCGAGCTGGCCCTCGATCTGCGACCGATAACCATCCCACTGCGTCTTCCATCCTTCCAGCGTCGCAATGTAAGCTCGCACCGACGCTTCGTAGCCAAGGATCGCGACGCGATCGGCTTCGAGCTTCGCCGTCTCCGCATCAATCTGGGCCTTGTACAGCATGACCACCGACGTATTGGCATGCACGACCGCCTCGAACACGGCGACCACTGCCTTGTTGATTTCGGTCTTGGCCAGCTCGGCCCGGATCTGCGCTTCGAACACGCGAGTCTGAACTTCGATCGCCTGCCACTGCGCCTTGAACACTTCGACCGCCGCCTTGTAGCCCTCCCACTTGGCAAGGTAGACGCGGACCATCATGTTGTTCGCTTCGATCATGCCGGTCAGCACGAGCTTCGTCAGCTCAATCGCCTGCGCATTGCATTCGAGCACGATCTTCGCGGTATCGGTAGCGAAGCCAGTCAACAGCTTCTGCAGCTCCATGCCCAGATTCAGCATGAACTTCATGTGATCGTGTTCGAGCTTAAGGTTCTCGATCGACACATCGACGATCACTTTGCTCGTGGCTTCCGCAGCGGTCTGTCGGGCTTCCTTCAAGCCGGACATCAGCGCGCCACTGGGAAGGGTTAAACCCCGGCGCGCGACGCCCTCCCACACTTCCTCGTTGGCCCGACGATTCTCAGCTGTCACGCGATCGACGGCGCGCGTGATGATGCCCTCCTCGATCGGCACCGGAATGCCAGCACCACCATTGGTGGTGTACGCGGTGATCATATTGTCGAGCAGGCGGATGTTCGGATTCTCGTGGAGCATCGCGCGAAACCAGACGAAGGTATTGTTCTGCACCAGCCCCGGCACCAGCTGCGAATACTTGTCGTAGCTGTTGGTAAGCTGAGCCAGATATTCCTCCACCGTCATGGTGTGAATGTCGTCCGGTGCAACACCATTGAACACAGGCGGCACGTAGACCGGCGCCGGGGGAATGGTGAGATACGGATAGGGCAGCGCGTACGGTGGCAGCGGCAGCAGCGTGGGCGGATTAGGAAACGTCGGCGTGTGCACCGTGGGCGGGTTGCCTGTTGTGTTCGATGGTTGATTACCGGGCAGGGGGATTGGTTGAAATTGCGGAGCAACAGCCGAGTCCTGCGGTACCTCACCAAATTCCGGATTCGGCACGTTCACACCAAGCGCCACCAGTGTCGGCTTATCCGGGCGCTGACCTGATGCCGGATGCTGCGGACCCCCATGTTCAGGAAACGTTCCAATGGTAGGCTGGCTCGGCAACTCCCACTTATACGGCGCGTAGTTCCAGATCGACGAGTTGGCCAATGCCTTGAACGTGGCGTTGATGTCGCTCTGCGCGCTCTTCACCAGATCCTGCGCGAGCTGCGTCTGGGTAGCGAAGATACGTTCGATTGCTGCGATGTCGTCGGCCATGGTCAGAGGTTCCGGTTGGATACGACGTAGTCAGGTGTGACCGAGTCGATCGCGATGTAACAGGTGCCGGCCGCGCCGATGCCGACATTCGAGCTGCGCAAGCCGCGACCGGTGGGAATACGGTGCGTCTTGTAATCGTTCGGCACGCCACGCGGATCGTGCCGATAGACGAACACTCCGGTGTCGAGCACAAGATCAACGGTGATCTTCGATTCGATGATGCCGTCGATGTAGTAACCGAGCACACCCTTCAACCCACGCGTATTGAGATCGCTAATGCCGGTACGCCACTGCCAATTAATCTTGACTCCTGCATCCTCGTCACCACCGAAGTCGTACAGATTGCCGTCGAAGCCCACCGCCGAGTATTCGTTAAAGGCGTAGGCCATCTGCCGGAAAGGGTAATTGAGAAACTGGGTGACCGCCTTATTCGACAGGTTCATCGCCCATGCCCGCGAGGTGGCGACCGTCCCGTTCAGGATCTGGGCCGAAGCGCGCAGCGGCGGCAGGACGACATCGGCGTCGTAGATCGACGTCCCGGCGCCGGCCAGTGCTGGCAACATGATGTGGCCAGTGAGGACCCCCTGCGTCTGGTGCCATGACCCGGACGCCCGGAGCGCCGGAAGGACGATCGCACCCCCGGCTTCAGCCCCGCTGCCGAAGGCCAGCGCCTGATAGAAGTGGCCGGTGCTGCTCAGCGCGGGCAGGACCTTGGGCGAGAACCGCCAGCCGACCGCCATGGAGACCGTCAGAACGGGCAAGGTGACCGCGCCCTCCATCAGCCCTGTCGTGGTGATCTGCCCGCCACTGGCGAGCGCTGGGAGCCCGATATGGCCCCGCAGGACGATCGGGTTGGTGATCTGCCCGGAGAGCCCAATGGGCGGCAAATCGATCGAGACCCGGGAGCCCAGCGCCATGGTGACCAGAAGCTCGATCGGAAGGCTCATCGTGCCTTCCATGACCGCGTTCTGGGTGATCCGGTTGGTGTCGTCGCAGACCAGCGGCGGCAGGGTCACATCCCCGGTCAGCCGGTTGTACACCTCCGACTGCACCACCGGGTACTGCATGGCCAGCGTCTGACCACTGCGGAAAGCCGGGATAGCTGCCCCGATGGTGCCGGTGACCACGGGGTAAAGTGCGACGAGTGTGCTATCCATCGTCAGTCCTAATCAGTCTCGACCAAGAGGCAGGACGAGAAGGTTTTGTGCTGCGCGTTGGCCTGTGGCGATACACCCGCAAAGAGGTAGTCTAAAGACAGGTCGATACTACCACTGTTGCCGCCATAATGGTCATAGAAACCGGTGCCGCCCCGGGACACCGAGTCCTCGTGGAACACGTAGGTGTGCCCCTCCCACACTGCCTGTATGTAAATCCCCCCGGACGGATTGGCCGCGTCGGGCAGCTTACTGAACGTAGCCTTGAGATCGACCGGCGCGATCGGCTTGAACACCTCGTCTTTCGGAATGATGTTGTCGTCAATCGCCCGCCGCACCGCATCGTTGTAGAGATCCCTGAACGTCGTGTCCGCGCTGTACTTGCTGTTGGCCAGCTTGAATTCCAGATGCACGCGATCGTAGATGCAATGCTCCAGCAGCGAGTAGTCACACGTTGCAGCAAGGTTAAGGTAGTAGATGCTGTTGTAATAAACATCGCCCACCATGTGCACACCGTTCGGGTTGTACACCTGCGACTGATCGAACAGCGCCCACGTGCCGTTCGGATGCACGAAGAATGTCGACCATGGCGTCCACGCCAGCGCATTCATAATCAGATCGGAATACATGTACCAGTGAAAGCGTGGGTTGTTGATCAGCGTCAGGCCGATCGCCTTACTATAGGTCTCGATCGCGCCATACCAATAAGCAAGATCGGCGGGATACCAAGGAATTGGCATCGTGTTGAGCGGCGGGCGTTGGCCCAGCACATCGATGCCGTTAAATGCCGCACCTTCCCCTGAGCCAAGACTGTGAGAAATAATGTAGTAGCGCAGCACGCCCAGCTCGTTGTCCGTCCAGTCGGCCGTATTCGACTTGCCCGGTGGCCCCGCACCTAAGCCCAGCAGTGTCCAGTCACCGGAAACGTACACCGCGCGGAAGTCGCTCTGCATGGTGTGCAGCAGATCATCCTGTTGCACCTGCGGCAACGTGTTGGGAAAGAAGCCCTCGCGGAACGTGTTGAACGTGTACACCGCGGTGCCCGGGTGATAAGTGAACCAGTTGTAATTGAGAACTTGCGGCGGCACTGCAGTAGTGTCGGTGACATCCCGAATCTGCACTGTGCCCACTTTGAAATTGAGCACGAAGGACAGCGTGGCCATGTCGACCTTGACGAACTGCGCACGCGCCGACCATGGTGTGACCAGCAGATTTTTAACAACGAAGTCGTAATCCACTCCAGAAATTCTTTGATGCACGGTAAAATCTGGATGCACTTCAGGAGCGAACACTCCAGATGGTGGTGCGGGAAAAGTCTTAAGCTCCGTACCTTGTGTCAGATTCTTCAGCGAATACAGCGTACGGCGCGAATCAAGATAGGTAATGCCTTGCGTAGTAATGTTGTAGCCGTTCTGCCACCGCTGGTTTAGCTGCAAAAAGGGCGGTGGCCCAGTGAAGACAGACCACTGCTGAATCCCTGCATCCCAATACCGCTCGTGATCCTGCAAGTTATTCAGAACAACCTGCGGATTGCCAACGGCGCCTAGCAGCTCGTCCGTTGGCGTGCGGTAGTAGCGCTCGATGTCCCACACGCACAAGTCACCTGCCTTGGCGCTGCCATCCGGCATGTCGTGCCACACGTAACCAGCGAAGAGCGTGCAGAAATTCGTCAGCTCCGGATCACGAAGAACAGTCATCGTGGTGCTGAGTGAATAGTCTTCGTCACCCGGACCCGTAAGTTGGATGGTAATGCCCATCTCCAGCAGCCCCGGCGCGCTGATGTAACGCGGCCCGCTTGTGCCGACGACATTCGAATCGTGTCGGTGTCCGTAGCCGGTGTAGTTCTGGTAATAATCGCCAAAGTCCCCCGCGGTCATCGAGCCACCGGGCGTGCCGTTGTCCCAGAACGCCGCATCGAAGACGACTGCTTGCCGCTTGTATACAACCGCGCACGCCTTAGTGCCAAGCGGATGGATCTTCCAATCGTTCTCGGGAAAATCGGTGAGCCCCGCCGTGCCATGCGCCGCGTACCAGTCCTTGAAGCGCTGGCTCATCTGGTAGACCCAGCTCGGTAACGCAGCGCGCACCGTCCGCACATAAAACGGATTGACGTTCTGATCAAGTGCAGCATCCGGCACACCAACGATCTGCGATGTAGGGAACACCGACACCTGCGAATAGGCATCGATGTAGATCGCGAACTCGCGCGTACCCCAGACGTCATCCTTCACCACCTGCAGCCCGCTCGCACGAGGCCAGTCTGCGGGTGGCACCGCCGTCTCATCCGTCAGCACTGCGCCATCGACGGGTCGCCCTTTGAATCCTTCCTGCCACCACTGATCGACTTGAACATCACGCGTTGCGTGCGCACTGTAAGCGCCATGGATACCGGCCAACGTGCCACCGATGCTCTCGGTGGAAGGATTCTGATTCGTACGAACGAGACTGGTGGTGAACTTGCCATGGTTGTAGCTCGTCAGATGGACGCCTGTATGCGAGTGCATCGGCGCCCACGTTTCGTAGATGGTGTAGAAATACTTCGGTCGATTCAGAATGAATGAAACGGGCGGCAGCTCGTGCACCGGCTCGTCAATGAGCTGCACCTGAAACGGACGCTCGACCAGAGAAATCTCTTGCCCATGCGCACCGCGAGCGCCGGTACGGATCTGGGAACTAAGCGAAACGGTGTTGTGTTGAACCGTTGCAGTGACAGCAATACAGGCGTTCTTACTCGCAACGATCGGATTGCCGGTGGTGAAAAACTCGAACGTTGCTACGTCGCGTGCTTCGAGCCCGACGTGCAGATTGTCCTGCTTGATGGAAAGGTGCGCGGTGTGGTGCCGACCGACGAACACCTCATTGAACCAGCGCACGCCCTGCTTATGGAGCGCACGCAGCCGCTGGAAATACTGACCGAAGTAAGGCGCTAGGCTGGCGTCGGAGAGACGACGGTGCAGATGCAGCACGGCATCACAGTGTCGGCAGGGCGAAAGACCAGTTGCTCACCGGATACACCACACCCGCCGTGAGATTCAGGCTTGGCGCATCCAGCTCGAATCCGGCGAGCCCGCACAGTCCCTGCAACCGCGCTTCCACAGCTGACAGCACTCCGGTATCCCCCACTGCTTCGAAGCGCCAGAACGCAGCGAGCCCCGAAGCCACCGCGGCCTTGCTCCACACTTCGGCAAGATTCTTGGTGATCACGCCGTTCGCTGCCGCAGCAGCCAACGTCAGACCGGTCGTGGTGTTGTTATTCGAGATCCGGCAGAGCAGCACATGCGTGCCACCGACCAGCGCCGCATCTGCGGTGGGCGGCAGCGCGCCCGCATTGCTGTAGATCGAGAGAAAGCCGAGATTGAGGATCGTGCGCAGTGGCGCCGTATCCAGCATCTTGTTGCGCAACCCGGTCGACAGTTGCAGCGACATTACAGACTCGGCGGCATCGTGAACGACCAGTCATCGACCGTGCTGATCGCACCCGCGACGATCGCCGTGTTGGAGATGTTGGCATCCGCACCAGCAGTGCCCACCAGTCCGTCGACTCGCTTGGTGGTGCTTGAGGTGTTGCCGGGTACGTCCGTAGCTTCGCAGAACCGGAACCAACCGACGTTGCCAGCAGCTAGTCCGTGGAACTGCCAGTTCTCGGCCGCGGCTTTGTGCATCACGCCATTGGCGGCGGGATCGAACGTCAGACCAGTCACACCGTCGTTGTTGATCGTGACCTTACCGAGCAGCGTGCCGGTGGCGCCGGTATCGGCTGACGCCGGCTGGGTGCCATCGTAGAGGTAGAGAAACCCGAGACGGAGTGCCGCACCGATGCCATTGTTGGCACCACCGTTCAGAACCGAATTGCGCATGCCTGTGCTAATGCGGACGGTCATCGCTCACTCCACTGGTTAAACGTTGGTGCCCCCGAGATAGTCGACGCTACCAATTTAGCGTAACCCCTATCGTATATGATCATTGCACTATTGTATACACCCGGGTCACCATAAAAGTGCTCTTGGGTGACCAGCTCAAATGGCATCGCCTTGGCTATGCCGCGGGCAGTCCAGAAGTACGGAGTGCCATCCTTGTCGACGTCGCCGCAGCCACCGGGCGGGACTCCGTAATTGGCGATCTCCGTCAGCGACTCGGGGCTCGCCACCCCGGTCACGTTGTGGTGCGCGGAAGGCACGTAGTTGTAGATGTTGGTGTTGGTGCCGATGATGACGCCGTTGGCGTGCGGCAGAAGCAGCAGCGGACAGCTCGACACGCTGACAAAATCTCTGCTCTTGTTGAACAGGTGATACTGCAGCGGCAGCGAGATGTAGATCGCTCCCATGTCCGCAAGCGGATCGAACACCGCGGCCATGAGCCGGCCATCGTGCGTATGGCAGAGCATCCGCGCATCAGGCGGAAAACTTTCCAGCGCTGAGGAGTACGGATACTTTTCCCCGGACACCATCCAGTTCATGTTCTGCACCAGCATAGTGATCGTCGCGTTGGTGCTGATCGCCACGAGGTAATACGACGATCCTCCGGGAGCCGTGGCATACACCCGCGTAGCAACACCACCTGTGGGTACGATGACCCGGATCATTCGGATCTCGGGTGCGATCGCAACTTCGATCGTTGCAGACGGTGCCGTCTCGCGGCCATCAGCCATCAGGTACGTCGCCATGATCTGCATGCGTACGCGTGAGCTGTCGCTGTACTTCTTGCCCAGCTGAAACGGCCGGTACTCCCATGTGCCCGGATCGAGCACACCGGCACTAGTAATCACTGGAACTGGCAGCGAGAGCGGCAGGAAGGCACCGTCGTTGGTGATGATGCCCGAGCTGCCCTGCTCACTGCAGAAGTACACGTTGTTGTTCGGGTCCTCATCCCACGTGAAGATGCTGCCGAGAAGCCCTGACGCCAGCACAGTCTCGACACCCTTGTGATCGATGTCGATCAGGGTGCCTGCCTTAACTGCATACTTCTTCGTCTGCGCATCAGTGCCATAAATCGCGGTGTACGCGCCGGTCGCCTTCAGGATGTAGCCGTTGCGACGAACGATCTTCTTGGTGTCGGTGATCTCGATATTGGTGCCGATCGTCAGCGCCTTCTGACCGAAATCCTTGATGCGCTTGGTGTTAACCAGCCCGGCAAAATCCGCCGCGAACTTGACCTCTTCCGCAAGGGGTTTATGGCGTGGCATCGCGAACCCAGATGTCATCAGGACGCAGGCGAATGTTGATCGTCTCGACCATGCTGCGGACCGTGAGATCCGGCTGCCCGGTGCGCACATCGATCCGCGTCAGCTGGTAGCGCGTCACCACCATTACCCGCCCGGGCCGCACAACAATTCGCTCGACGGTGGGACGTGTATAGACGAAGTTGGAATCGATCATTACTACCTCGGCTGTGGTGCGCGAGTGTAGATCATCTTGTCAGTATCCGCGGGCGATATAAGGTGCGGATATTCTGGTACACCAACGATGCCAATACCGTATACACCCGTTGGGAACATAGTGTAGTCGTTTCGAATGGTAACCGCACCTACCTGTCCCGTGCCCTGCACACCATGGCGGAAGTCCACGGCGTAGGTAGGAGATGGCACACCGACATGCCCCTTCCCCCGCACGCCCAGCACCGCATAGGCGGATTCCTCGACCGTGCTGCCCACCTGTCCGATCGACGCCAGCCCGGCAACCGCCACGCTCGGATTCACCCGGATGCTCGTGGTCCCCAGCGCCATCACAGCCTGCAGCCCGGCGACTGACACATTGCAGTCGACACGGAAACCCACCACGCCAACGCCACCTGCCGCAGCGACACCGGTCTCACTGACTCGCGCGGGAATGTTCACTGTGGGCACACCCACCGCGCCTGTGCCACGCACGCCTGCGATCGCGTAGCTGTTCTTGTAGACCAGCTGCCCGAGCACACCGACCGCCTGCAACCCGGCAGGAATGACACCGAAATCCGTGCGCGTCGAGACACCGCCCAGTAGGCCGACCACTTGCAATCCGGCAGGGCTCACGCTCGACTCGTACACCACGTTGCCCACCATGCCAGTCGCTTGCAGCCCGGTGAGTGTCGGGTTCGCTCCTGTCTGCAAACTGATGCGCCCGAGTCGACCGCGCATCGGACGCAGATCGTAAAGCCCGCGCGGCAGCGTGAAGCTAAGATCCGACTGAATCAGGACCGTGCCGACGATGCCGTATGCAACAACACTGGGTGCGATCAGCGCGGCCGACGCATTGACGATGCCGACCTGACCAGTACCAAACACGCCCGTGACCGGCGCACCGATGCCGATCTGTATACCGCCAAGAATTGGCGGACTGTTGTTAACGAACGCGCTCGCCAGCACGCCGCTAACCGAGACGACCCTGTATCCGCCCGCAAGACCGACGTTGGGGTTCAGCAGCGCAGTGCCGTAGACGCCTGTAACCGGAACGTTAGTGCCCGGCAGCACGACCTGAAATGCATCATTCTGAAACGCAGCAGGTTCGAATGCACCACCCTCAATGCCCGCACTAACTCGTCCAACAGCACCTGCACCAACCACACCATTAACACCGACGTTAACCAGATTGCTCGGTGCGATGCCAATGAACGGTACGTTGCGTCCGTACGCAGGATTGCCGGTGTCCTGCGCGTAGAAGACCTCGATACCGGGGGTGCCGACTGAAGTAACTGCGGGAGCAACAACATTGGGAACAGCACCTACACCGATGACCGCGCCAGCAGTACCAAGGAGCGCCGTGCCAACAACACCGAGCACAGTGACTGATTGGTCAGCACTAAAATTCGTTGTGGTAATGAATGCGTTGCTGCCAACAGCCGTCTGTGGCCCCCGCCCGGTGGCACTCGGGGATGTTACTTGTATCGCAGTTTTGAAAAACAGGTATTCGTTAACAAGTGTAAGCGCTGGCGCGCTCCACGCAATGGAAGACGTCACCTGCGTATACACACTTGTAAGCGTTGCAGAACTGCCAGCTAAAACCCCCGACGTTATTTCGGTAGCCCCCGATCCATCTGCATTGGATGACCGGAATACTCGGACAGACACTGCGAATCCAACATTGCCTGCAGTTGTCCCTGTAAAAATAAATCTGTAGCTGAGCGTCCACGTACCGGCAGCAAACACACCGGTAATCGGTCCATCCAACCTGTAAGAATCGCCCCGGGTGCTATCAGGAACAGCCGTCGACGGTTTTACCGTTGCAGCTAGTGGATCATTCCCACCAGTATGAAAACCTTGCCCATAACCGGTTTGACTTGTGGGGGCACCCCAGAACAACGCGCCACTGGTATTAGGGGAGACTGGCGAATCTGCCGGAACACTTCCCTCAAACGCCCGAGGAAACTGAGTAGGCGATGCTACAAATTCGTCAAGATAGAATTTTCTTATTGCCACGATCGATCACTTCACCAATGCGGGGAGCGTCATCTGCTCTTTGAACTGCGCTTCGAGCTTGGGCATCAGCTCGCGCACCATGCCGTACGGCATATTGGCCAACGCGTTGACGATGACGTTGGCTTCTTCTTCGGTGACGCGTAACACGAGATCCATCTACCCTCTCCTAAGCCAATCCATACACAGTGAAAGTGGAGCCATCGAGAAAATTTCCGGCCACCAGTGAAAAAGTCAATTGGTTGATGGCCGATGCCACCGACCATTGAAACGCACGCACCACGCGCGGCAGGCCGGTAGTGTTGTTGATATAGAACTCGACGCTGTCCGAAAGCACTTGCTTAACAAAGGTGGTGCCGGAATAACCGGGGATAAGGAGTGTCCCTGTGCCACTCGCCACGGCGACCGAGGTAGTTCCCGGCATATCGCCAATGTCAGCACCCGCGGTCGTCGCTGCCGTGGTCCCGGCCGTATTGACCGTGCTGGCGTGCGAGCCGTATTGCCCCGCTTGGTAATGCCCCGAGATAGTGTCTCCGTTTATCATCAACTTCATTTTGTTGTCACCGACTGCCGCACTGGTCGAGCGGCCCTGCCACACCACCATCAGATTGGTGTATCCAGCCGGGATACCAGAAAAATCTACGGTCGTCTGCGAACCGGCGCACACCACTTGTGCGATTCGCACCATTGCAGGAGTAGGCAAACCAGTAACGCCACCCGCCGCGTTAAACGTACCCGCAATCGCAAGATTGCCAGCATTGTCCAACGACATGATCGTAGCGCCAGCGTTGAAATTCCACGTCAGCAGCAGATCGCTGTTGGGGTACCCATTACGAAACGAATTTCCCCCGGGTGAATCGAATTGCAGCATCCCGCCCGGTCCAATCTCAAGTTTTACTGCGGGTGCAACGCCTAATCCAAGATTGCCATTCGTGTCGAGAATCGTCTGACCACCGTTGAAGCTCCACGAACCGTCAATACCAATAATGTGCTGCCGACCATTTACCAAAAAACGAAGTGGCCACGGCGTCGGCGCTCCCGTACCACCACTATCTGGACCAAGCGCCGCGCAAGTAAGCTGAATGAAGCCGGGTGTTGCACGAAGATCGCCATAACGAAATCCGCCCGGCAATGCAGAATCCAGATTGACGCTGTACACCTGAATCCCGGCAGTAGGCGCACCGGAGCCGGGCATAGCGCCAAAGATGGCATTCTGTCCCGGCGCAGCGGTAAATATTGTGCGCGCTTCAGCCCGACTGCCTTGTGCAAAAATCGTAACCCGGCTCTTCGGCTTGTTGAAGATCAGGTCGCCGTTGACGCTGAGGCAACCGGCAGGTGCTGCCTGTGGAAACATGGCTAGTAATCGCCACCACGCGCATGAACGTTGAAGCCCTCGGAGTTATGCGTCGACGCATACAAGCTCTCACCAGCTTCAAGCGCGTAGTTAACTGGGGCTTGTTCAGCTGACCACACAGCCTGACTCGTCGACGGAACAACAGCGGTTACCAGCGTCTCGGAAACCAGCGCTGCGTTGCCCGATCCACTGTACTTCCACAAGCGAATGACACCCGCCGTGGTCGTGCCCGTTGCAAGCATGGTGATGCTGTCAACCCGCGTACCGTTCCCACCCGCTGCCAGCAGCAACGTTAGCCCTGCGACACCGACCACCGTGCGCGTTGTGAGACCCGTCGAGAGTGCAGCTACGCCCCAGTTAGGCGTTACCGGAAAGATCGCGTTGACGTTGGCGGGCATTAGAACGCTCCGTTAAGCGCGGCAGCTACCATCAGCGCAGAGGCGGCAACCGGGACCTCCACAACATCGTTGATCAGCACAGTGTGCGTATCGTTCCAGTTCGACGGGCGCACCAGTGTGGTGTCAGCAGCGTCGCTGATGACTGAGGCGAACTTGTGGGTGACCGTCATGACTATTCCTTCGATTTGCGCTTGCGCTTACACCGCAAAACATAGAGCGCAAGAATCGGCATCAGCAAGACCAACGGCGCTGCCATCGCGAGATCCGCCCAGTCCCAATCAAGCGATGCGTAGAATGGCATTGCTGGCGTCGTTGGTCGGCAGCACGATCGTGAACGTACCCGACGACACCGGCTTCGCACCACCGAAGTCGAGCACTGCGACGGCCTTGTTGCTGTTGGTGAAGTTGTAGATCAGCGCGCCGTACGTTGTGAACGTTGCCGTCACCCACTGCGGATTGGCGGTCCAGCTCCAGAACGCGGTCGTGCCACCCGTCGTTGGATCAATGTTCGCCGCCAGTGCCTGCCCGCCCGTCCCGTACCCACCCGCAGCCGCAAGTTCGCCCGCGCTGGTGTACGCCGTTGTCGCAGCGTTCAACGTCGCCGTGTTGTCATAGAGCGCGATCTTGAACGAGTGACCCCCAGCCGCCGAGAAGTTATGCTGGGCCTTGGCCAGCTCGGCTTTGAAGCTCGTGCACATATAGCTGCCGGTAAAGGCCATAGTCGCTACTCCCTAGAGAGACGCTGCGCCGTTAAGCGATTGGAACTTGTCCACGACGACGTGCTGATCCTGCCGTAGCAGAACGTTCCGCACATCGTAAAACGCCGTGGTGTAACACGTACCACATGGCACTCTGGTGATCACAATCTGTGCTTCGATAGCGTTCGGGACGTCCCACAACTCAGGGACGTTCACCATGTCAATTTTCATGCTGTGGTGACTTCCTCGGTGACCGTTACCGCACCCGACAGAATGGCCACGACATCGCCACTCGACCCATCAACCATTTCCAAATCGTAGACACCGGTCTGCCACTCGAACAACGCCGTATCCACGGGAGTGATCGTAAGCGTGATGGTCTTGGCCAGATCGTCGATCACGAAGCCGGTGCCAGCTTTCGTCACGATCGATTCCAGCTCATTGCCACCCACCTGATCCTTGATCTTCATCCGCGCTGTCATACCGGCAAGATCCACCGGGTCGTAGTACACGAGGTAGCCCCCCGACTCGTACGGATCGAAGCTCGCGGCCGAGACGTTGGGGAACAGCACAGCGCTGGCGCCGGCAAACGCCACCAGCTGCAGCTCGTTGTCCCATGGCGGCGTGTGCAGCGCGTTGGCCTGCAGCATGCCGACCACATCCGTGATCGCCGCGCGCCAGCCATCCGGTATGCCGTGCGCAAGCGACGTAACCCGCATAGGTGCAACCTGATCAATCGCCGTGATCGCCCGCCAAACAAGGTTTTCTGTCTCCCACCGAATCACCCGGGAGAATGTCTTGCCCTGCTCGATCACCAGATCCAGTTGTTTAGCAGCCATAAGTCAGTGCCCCGCACGACCAACAAGATAGCCAACGACCAAAGCGGCAACAGCTTCCAGCACGAGAACGACGTACATGTGCCGTGCAATCTTGCCCCACAGATTTGCTACCGCAGCGGACAGTTCTTCTTTCGTCAATGGCATGGGGCTTCCTCAGTAGTTCGGTGCTGCCAGCTCAGGGTAGTGATTGGCACCCTGAAACTGCATGAAGAACGGCAAGGCACGTTTGTGCACTCCTACACCACCAGTCATTTGACCCAGCGCCACCGCCTGCTGTCGCGCCTTGTACGCTGGTCCGACCGAGCTAGGAGCACCTGCGTACTGCGGCTGTACCTCAGCGATGTGAACAAGATCTTCCATTGCATCGCCCACACCAGCAGCATCACCGTGATCCTGCGCAACCAGCCACTTGTTGCGAATCTTGGCAATCCGCTGCTGCATGATGGCTTGGTTGACGTTCCAATAATTCTGCATCTCTCCTTCTTCTTCTTTTGCTGCCGAACCAAAACCACCCGCCTGCATGACCACGTTCCATGTCGACACATGCAACGGAATCGGCGCATTGCCATCACTCTTGCGCTCATACCCATACGCCGCCAAACGCCCCGCCTTGAAAAGATTGCGAGCAAACGCTGGCAACGCATCGTCAATGGCTTGCGGCCAGTTGCCACGAATGGCAGCAGCTGAACCTGTGGCGACCCCCACACCCACGCCCACGGCTGGGCCGAGAAAATTCATCGCCTGCGTTTTGATCGTGTCGTCGATCTTCTGACGATCAGTGAGGAAGTTAGTAAACGGCGCGAGATCCTGATAACCGGAGCGCTGGCTCATGTCGAAGTCGAGCAGATGTGGCAGACCTCGCGACACAATCTCGCCACCCTTCTCACCGAAAATTCCTTCCATCGCGTCACGCCAGCTTTTCTCGAAGTCTGGTGGCGTGTCGGCATCATCCTGAAACATCGAACCAAGACGATTCCACAGGCCGGTCATGAGTCCCATGAACGGTGCGCCCAGCGTACCGGCCATGAGTGATGTCATCGCGACGACGCCGGCCAGTTGCTTCGCAGCGACCTTGGCTCCTGTGTTCTTAATGTCGCCCCTACCCGCTGCTGTAACCATGCTGCGGATCATCGACTCGACCATCTGCAGATCGTACTGACCGAAGCCGACAACCAGTGGCGTCGATCCGCCAATAAAGCCGTGCCGTCCGAACATGCGCGCGATATTGCCTTGCGAATGATCACCGTCCGTATCACGGATCATGCCGAGTGCGTATTCCTCTGCCGCCCGTTTCTGTTCCGCCGACGCGGCGTTCATCATGTCGTCGCGCGCTTTCGCCCGCTCTGCCTTGGTAGCCCCCTCCGCGTACTTGATGCCCTTGGTGAGATATAGCTCGTGTGCAGACAGGTACGCCACGATGCGATTCGACATCTCGACGTAATGCGGAAGCAGCGACGCAAGACGATTGGCTTGCTGCAGCCCACCTTTCGCGGCCTCGAATCCTTCGGTCGTTTGCGGACGCCAGATCTGGTTGTACTGACCGAACGCAGTCAGACCAGACTCCGCAAGCCGATTGACCGCTTCCAGCTTCGCTCCATCAAACAAGTACGTGCCGTCTGCTCGCTTGATGTTGCTGAAGTACGCCGCGGGATTAGCGGCATCAACGAGCTTCTGGAATTTGCTCGTGCCGGAACTGTTTTGATACGCGTCCGTGATCATGGCGCTCATCATCGCGTGCGAGACACCGTAGTTACGTGCCATGGTCGCCGCGCTTGTGACGTAGCCGTGCTTGCCACCAAGCCACGGCAGCGTCATTTGCCACGGTTGGTACGCGGTCATCATCAGATACGCAGGTGAAAGCGCCAGTCGGAACGGCGCTGCGATGGCCCTGATGGCATCCCGAAACGGCGTATTGACCGCGGTCCGCGTATCGTCAACGCGACGTTTGGCTTCCGTCGCAAATACCGCAAGTTTATTTTTATGCTCGGTAAAATTCGCCGGCTGCTTTTCAATTTCCCCCATCGCATTATTAAGCTGATTCATCGCATCACCCATAAGCGATGCGGCACGAATAGCCGACAACTGGGTGGTACCACGCTGCAAACGATCGGAGTATCCGCGCACCATGTCAGTGCTGGCACCAGCCGATTTGTCGGCGTGTTTTAGCGCCTTGAGCGGATTCATCTCGGTCAAACTGTTGATGTACGCCTGCCGCACCTCCTGCTTCATTTGCTGTTTGACGTCGCCCTTCCAGTCCGGGTTGTCATCAATACGTTTTTCGAACGCGCGCACCCAGCCTGCAGTAGCACCCTCATGCGGTTTGGCATCGCCAATGACCGTACCCGAAGCAAACGTGTCCTCACTCGGCAAACCCTCCTTCGCCTTGGTGTGAAACGCTCCCTCATCGCGCAACGCTTGCAGCCGCTGCTCCGCATATTTCAGCTGCCCTTCATTGTCGAAGTGCATGCGAATCGTGCGGCTGCCGCCCTTCAGCTCGGGTCCCATGTCGCGACCGAGACCACCGGCATTGGGATTTTTGGGATCAAACTCAGGGCGCACAATCGAACGCACACGCTCGTAGAGTCCGGGCTTATCGGCAATCTCAGCGTGCAGGAAAAATTCGCCCGGACGCGTACGAGGTGAGTACGGAACATTGGCCTGTCGATTGGCTTCGTTGAGCATCGACTCGGACGCTTCACGGTAGGAAGTGACGTCCTGACCAAACTTGGACTTCGGATCAAAGCCCGCTTTTTCTATTGCGGCAGCCGTCGCAGCGCGCGATCTCGCAATGGCAGCCTTCACATTCTGCAGCTGTACACGCGGATCGGTAATCGCCCGGTTGTCTTTACCGTAGGTATGCGCCTTCCAGTAAAGACTCGGGTCAGTGTTCAGACCCCACGTCTTGCGCATCGCTGCCAACTGCTCCATGGCGGTGCGCTGCAGCGTCAGCTCATGATAGGTAGCCATGTGGTCGTACACACGAGTTGCCGTAAGCGGGCCATTCCACGTGTCTTTGGTAAGCGCTGGGTTCAGGTTTTTGGCTGCAGCAAATTCCTTTTCGAAACGCGCGAGATCGCGCGCACGCATGGCTGCCATCTTGGTCCGGTTTTCGACAGCGAGCGGACTGTTGAACATGTCTCGGGTAACGCCACGTGCCTCAGCCTGCTTCCATGTGTCGCCGGAAAATACCCCCGCGTCACGTTCACGACGTTGCAGTTCGAACATCTCCCGTGCCTGCTGTTTATTCTCGTGTGCGAACTTGGCCGCTTCGCGTACCTGATCGTTTCCTTCTCCCGGTGCATTCATCAAATGCTGCGTACCGGCATTGCGACTCTGGGTCACCCGTTGAATAGCGTCATGCGCAGCAATCACCCGGTCGAATAGGGGCGCCACTTTCGGGAATTCTCGAACCACCCGCTCGCGATAATTACGCAGCATGTGCTGCTTATTGTTGACCGTCGTGCCCTTAAGCCACAAGGCAAGCGCCTTCAGATCCAGGTCCGAGGGCACCAATTTGCGGGCCTGTGACATCAGCTCAGCGGCCTTGGAGAACGCGGCCTTCGTCTCCCCAATCAACTGCGGCGGCGAACCGGGAATCTTCTCGGCCCGATTAAGGTTGCTGTTGAACACTTCCGTAAGGCTGCGATTCGGACTACCGAACAGCGACGGTGTAACGTCCATCAGCTTTTCGAAATCCGTCTGGTTGATCGCATCCTTGCCGAACAACGAGCGCACCCAATTCACGACTCGTCCATACCAGCCGGACCGGCCACCCAATGCTTCCTGAATGTGCGGGTTATTCAGAGCTTCGGCCAGAAATTCGTGCTCGTTATCCAACGCCAGCCGATGATCCTCACGGCTGTAGTCGGCTACCTTGGCGAACGCATCCATCGCATTGCGAATAACCTGCAGCCCTTCCATTTCCTTTCGCTCTTGCGGGTGCAGTTCAGCGAACGGTCGAGTGAGATTGTCCATGGCGCGATAGATCGCTGCATGCGCGAGCGAGTGCACCGTCTCATGCATCAACGTAATCGGGTTCATGCCACCGCGACCGATTTCAATCCTGTGGCTCGATGGCACATAGCGACCGCCATTGAACGCAGCACCCGGAATCTCGACGATCTCGGCGTTCGGATTGGCTTTGGCGAGCATCTTGGCCACGACGCGCATCAACGGATTGTTGTGCGTCTTGGCGAGGTGTTCCATGATGGTGCCAGCGTGCGGCGTCAAAGCCACTTTGGCACCCAGCGCGGCGTCGGAGATCCCTGACAATCCGCGGCTCTGGATCGCATCACGATTGGCAGCTGCAGCCATCGCATCGAGCACTTGCTTTTCGTGCCCTTCCACCACCCAGTGCGTACCCAACTCGCTGGTGACTTTCACCCAGCCCTTAACGCTCTCGTCGATCGCTTGCAGTTTTTGCTCGTCGTCCAGCCGATCGTCCGCTTCCTGCTGAACGTTGCGTGCCGTCCTGCCCTCTCGCTTCTTGTCCTTCTTTTCGATTTCGTCCCGAATGGTGGCCATCTCGTCCATGAGTTTGGCCGACGCCGCCATCCGCTCCACTCGCGCCTGCCAGCGCGCTTTCTGATCAGCAGACAACGACTTCATGGCGAGGTCTGCTTCTTCCTTGGCGCGGGTGCCTTTCTTTTCTATACCGCGGTTACTGAGCAATGCCTTTTCTTCATCGCTCAACTTTTCACCAAGCAGCTCACGTGCCGCAAGGAACGACAACGTGTCGGCATGATTATTTTCGTTCAGTGCGTTCGGCATCGCATACAGGGCATTGCCTGCATCCCATCCCGGTTCTTTCCACTTGTCTCTGACGCGATCGGCCTCGGCATTAGCATCGATCGCTCGACGATGCAGCTCCTTGCGCCCTTCGTTCATGCGCCGGCCGATCTCCAGTCGTTTCCTTCTCAGATCAGGAGACTCGGGATCTCTCTTTTCCAGTGCATTGGCCTCAGCAATCAACGCCTGCGTTTTGGCGTCGTATGCCGCCAAATCACCGTGCGCACGAAAGCGCCGGTTGTCGGCACGACGCTGCTCCCTTACTTGGGCGTTTTGCTCCCCGCCTTGGGCTTCGGTGCCCCCCTCCGCGACGCCGACAGTGCGATCGCCAGCGCCTGCCCCCGCGGCTTCCCCGCCGCCAGTTCCGCCTTGAGGTTCGCCCCCACGTTCTTCTTGCCCGGGAATAACGGCATCGGTACCTCCTGCTCTGGGAAAAATCCCTTCGTCCGCTGGTTGACCTTCAGCGAGCGCTCGCGCACCTTCTTCAGCAGTGGGCGGCTCGTGTCTTGTTTCTTCACTGACCTTTGCAGCTTTCGCCGCCTTAGCCTTCTCTTCCTTCGTCTGCTTCGGGACAGGCGCTGGCTCATCATTCGCAGCACCGGCGCGTCCTTTGTTACGGATTTTCGCCAATACCGTATTGAGGTTGCGCATCGTATCCAGTGGAGTAGCACCTCTGGCAGCTTCAACTTCCTCAAGCGACAACTGTCCTGTCGTCAGCGCTTCCCTAGCTTCGGCAACCAAACTTTCCGCTTCCTGCCGAGTGGCCTTGTCTTGAGCCCGATACTGCCTAAGATCGGTGACCGATCCTGTAACTTCAGCATCGTTAGCTGCTTTCGCTGCCTTGGCTTTCGCTTCCTTCGTCAGCGCAGGTTCTTGCGCAGCTGCGCGAGCTTCGCCCCCGGTTCCGGCATCCCCTTGCGCTTGAGCCACTTCGACAGGACGGGGGGCAGCTTCGGGCTCAGCTTGAACGGGGGCTGGTTCGGGTTCGGTCCGTGCACGCTCTTCGGGGGCAACTTCACTGGGCTCGTTACGAGCGGCGCCTTCATCTTTCATTCCTTCCGCATTGATCTCTTCACCCGTGATCCGTTTGTACAGATCACCGAGATGCTTGACGTACGTCGCATCCGAAGTCTCGCCACCCTTCTCCGTCCACAACTGCTTGATCTTCGCCGGCATCTCCTCCAACGGCCCAATCAACCGTGCGATCAAATCCTTCGGTGCAGTCGGCAGAAAATTCTTTTTCAGATCGTCAACCTGTTCCTGCTTGGTCGCTTCTTGTGGCAAATCCAGAAGTCGCGTCGACTCGGGCGCACGGGGCACACGTTCGAGCAACGTCTGCCGCGGTGGAATCTCGCGCGCCGTGGGCTCGCCTTGCAGTCCCACCTGTGCACCAACCTGCGCAGCGATTTTGTCTTTCGGCGTGCGCGCAGTCGCCGCAGCAGCCGACTCTTCCATCGGCGGTACGCCACCGGGACCGGCACCACCGGGGCCGGGCGGCTCAGCAGGTGGTTCAGTAGGTGGTCCGCCACGCAACGCCGCTAACCGCTCCTCTTCCGCATCGCGTGCAGCTTGAATCCGTGCCGCGTTCTCATCGGCGGCTTGCTCTGCAGTTCCACCAGCCTGTTCTAGCGGAACCGCGCTGGGCAATGCAGTCCGCGGCCCGGGCAGCGCGAGCGGTGGCGTAGGCTCCGCATCGGGGGTGTACTTGAAGTCAGCCTTCATTCCGACAGGCTTGTCGTTAAGAATCGCCAACTCCGCTTGCTGCTGCCACTCGGTAACATCCTGCAGCGGCGCCGTCTTGCGCATTTCTTTCGCCATCGCTGCAAGCGCAACCTTGCGTTGTTCCTGTGTCGCCGTTGGATCTGTACCGGAAACCAGTTCTGCAGTTCGCGCCTTTACTTTGTTGCTGGCACGAACGCCCCACGCGCCAACTGGCGAGAGCAGCATCGTCATCGCGGCAGTGGGTGCGAGACTGGCCTTGGCGGCTTCCCACGACGTCTGTCCGGTGTTGATGCCTGCACCCTCTTCAATCTCGTTCATCGCGGCAGACGTGCCTGCCTGCAGTGGCAGCTGCACACCAGCCATCTCAAGCATCGTCTTACCGAACGGCTTCAAAAAACCCGGATTGGTGAAGGACTGAATGGCGTTGTCCACGCCGCCCTTCGCAATAACTTTATTGACCAGCGCACCACCAGCGCCAGCCAAAACCCTGCCGCCAACCATCTGCGCAAGTCCCTGTCCAATGCCTTGCACAAGGCCACCCTTAACCGCCTGCGCATGCACGACATCCGGATCAGTTCCTGCGGCCAACCCCCGCTCTTTGATGTCCTGATAAGTGGAGCCACCGAAAAGTGCACCAAGCGCTGCGGTGCTCAACGCTCCTGCAGCAGTGGTCCCCACGACGGGTGCAGCAGCAGCTGTCGCAGCCAATCCCCCCAACGCGGGTACGACAAATCTCGCCCCTGCACCAAACGCACCAGTCGTTTGATATTGAGGCAGCTCCTCGCGCTCCTTACCGAACTTGACCATCGACGCACCGAGGCGATTAACGGCGCTGTCATCCGGCGTGAACGCTTGTGCGGCATGCCCGATCATCTCGGGCAGATCCACCATCGCACCACCAGCGAAGCCGTGACCGATGTCGGTCAACAAACTATTGGGTCGCGTTGGTGGTACAGGTGCTACAGGCTGCGGAGGGGGCGGCATATTCGCCATCGCCCGGCGCACGAACGCCGTCGTTTCCGGAGACGCTGTGAACGGAAGCGGTTGCAGCTGCGGGTAGTCGTCAGGAGTAGGCACAACAGACCTTGCTTAAGGACTCGCCAAACCTTGCCAACCCACCCACTCCTTGGTCTTGGTCATAGGGTTGTAGACATACGTCCCCGGCGTTAGAGTTTGTGGCGGCGCTGCCGGCGCTTCACCCCCATAAGAACGCTTCGACCTCTCGGCTTCTTCCCACTTCTTGTCAGCAATTTGCGTTGCCGTCAGAGCCTTGATGAAGGTATCCGGGGCTGTCTGCTCTCTTTGCAATTGAAGCTGTCCTTGCTGCGTACCAACAATTCCTTGCTGGTACTGACGCGTTGCCTCGCCTTGCCTCAGCCCTTCGAGCCGCGCCAGATAACCGCGCAGCTCGTGCGCTTTGCGCATACCGGTCATCGTGCCATCGTTGCTGTACTGATCGTGTTGCGCGATGACATCACGCATGTGTGAATCGACAATGTCATCTATGCTGCCACCACCACGCGCGCCACCGGGTCCACCGCTCGGCCCGTAATAGCCTGCACCACCCATAGGCGCCGGACCTTGGCCGACACCCGTGAAGGTGTTGAACTGCCCCTTGCTCCCCCGACCCGATCCCACGATCGCAGTACCATAGCCATAATCAAGATTTCGCGGCGCACCGCCCGCAGCGATCGCTGCTTCACCTGCTTGCTTGGTCCACGTGGGCATGCGCCCGCTACCCGTAGGGTCCATCGGTCCCGGAGCGACAGGCTGCGCGTTCAGACTTCCGAGCTGCGACTGAACAAACGCATTCCACCGCGCATTCGAGTCAGCTGATTCCGGCGTGCCCTTGGTGCCACCGGGTGTAGTCGGCGTATCGCTGTATCCGGATTCAAACGGAACAGGGGCGGCAGCGGCAGCAGTGGATTGAGCTGCGGTCGTCGCCTTCGCCGCAGCAGTTGTCGCCGCAGCATTGGCACGCGGAATAAATCCACTAGTGAGCGCACTCAAGAAATTCTGTCCACCACTAAGCAATGGCTGCGCTGCCGTCTTCAATCCCTGATACGTGTCGACTGCAGCAGCAGGAATCAGTGCAGCCGACCCAGCAAGCACACTACCCACCCGACCGGGCATGTCGCCACGACGAATCGCGTCATCTCGCTGCGAAATGAGGTCCTGATACGCCCCAGTCGTCCGCGGAAAATCCGCCGCTGTGGGCGCGTCGAATGCGCCGGGACGACCCCCGGGCGGATTCGCCGCCTGCCGTGCCCTAAGCGCAGCGTTCGCCGCAGTCATGTCCACTGGGGCGTTGGGCTTGTAGACAGGCTGCGGACGAGTGCCCATCGTCAACGCTTCCGGCGAACCGGGCGCGTAGCCACCCGGTGGTGCTGGCATCTGATAGCCCACCGGGTACCGTCGATCGAGTGCGTCACTGCCGGGATATTGGGTAGTAGCCATGATCAGTTCACTTCACGTAAGACCAGCTTGCCTGCCCGAACTGCCACATGTACGGCGCCCACGTCTTGCGCTCGATGTCACGCTTGCATTCCTTGACCGCCAGCTCAAAACGCTCACGATGCTGCACCGCCTTCGCGCGATCTTCAGAATCGATGTCCCAGTTGCGCAGCGCACGGAACGCGCCCCACTCCAACATGTCGAGGTGGTATTCCTCGGGGATCTCGAACTCCGCATCCATGTTGTCGAGCGTGACCGACGCGATCGGCTTACGAATCACGCGCAGATACACCACCTTGCCCACCTGCGTGTCATCCGGCACGCCTAGAAAGCGCATGCGGATGGCGTGATTGCGTGTCGGGTCCATGCCCTCGTCGGTCGTGAACCGCACCGGCTTGCCGGGCGTGGTGACGATCGCGAACTCGAAGTCCTCGGTGTACGTGTTCTGGGTGTTGGCCACGCGCTGGTGCGTGATGCGCACCATGTCCTGCTGGTCATCCTGATGCCGCGCCGAGAGCACCATCAGAATCGACTGGTGCAGCTGGTAGATGTCCTTGCCGTCATTCAACACAACCCGGGTGACGTTGGGCGTCGTGTCATCGTGAATGCACAGCGTCATGCGCGCGAAGCGCTTGTGCGCGTCGTCGATGTAGGCGACGAGTCGCTTATCCGTCCAGTAATGATCGTCCGGTGGCGTACCGGACTTGAGGGTCGAGAAGTCGCGCAGGATACCGACGCGCAGCTCGTCGAGCGCGTCGGCAAGATCCACGGTTAAGCCGCCTCTTTGTGCGCCGGAACGTGAGCCAGTACGCGGTAGGGGAACCGTAGCCGATCGCGGAACCCTGTGACCTGTCGGGTCACCGGATCAACGATCGGTGTCGCCATGATCGCGGTATCCAGAATGTGGATGATGCACATCGGCACATCAACCGCAAGACTCGGCTTGATCATATACGCGCGACCGTCCGCTTGAAGGAACAGTCCGGTGGGTGGAATGCTGTCGTTCTCTTCAAGCATGATGCGCACGCGCGGTTCAGTTACGACAGGCTTCACCACTTCACGCACGGGCGCATCCCGCACGACCGCGGCTTCCATCCGAAGCTCGGGCAGCCCCGGCTCCTCGTCCAGATTGTTGCCGAATAGATCGTTACCCATGACTACCTTTCCTCTGCGACGGCCTTATCGAAGCTGTTGGCGTATTCCGATTGGTCATCGGGTTCCGGCACCAGCGTGTCGACATTCGCCTTAAGCCACTTGATCACTTTCTCGAACGTGTCGAACGCGTACTCACACTCCGGATCTCGATAGGGTTTCTTCGGATCGCGGTTGGCGGCTTGAATCGCCGGGTCGCACGCGCAGACAACGAAGCCGTTGTCGATCTTGCGGATGCGGACGATGGTGTCGTCCATACAACGCTACCCACCGTGCGCGCGAGCCGTTGCTGCTTTTTCGTCATCCACGACCTGTTGCTGCTCCTTGGTCAGATGCTCTTTCTTCGCTGGCTCCTTCTTCTTCGGATGTGGTGCAGCAGCTTCGTCCTTCGCCAGTGCATCGTGCGCAGCCGTCGCTTCCTGCGCCGCTTTGTCAGCCGCCGCTTTCGCGTCTTGCGCTTCCTTTTCCGCAGCAGCTGCAGCATCAGCAGCAGCCTTAGCTTCAGCATTCGCCGTCTCGACGCCATCCTTCGCAGCTTCGGCGTCACGCTTGGCCTTTTCCGCTGCGTCTTCCTTCACCTTTGCATCCGCTGCCGCTGCCCGGGCGGCAACCTCTGCTGCCGCTGCCGCTTCTGCCAAAGGATCATCCTTGGGCTTCTTTGCCTCAGCCGCTTCGATCTGGTGCTTGATGTACGCCTGCTCATCCGGGGTGAGCGGCAGCGAGTTGACGTAGGCGATTGCTTGATTCGAATTCATGTCGTACTCCTTGATAGAGTCAGCAGCGTGGGACTAACCGAACGCGTACCAGTAATATTCGCCCGACACTGCAATATCCGCCGCCTTGACCATGAAGCCGTTGCCTTGCACGCCGCCAGCAATTGGCGATGCCGCAGCACCCGGCGCTCCGGGGCCATAGACGGTAAGACCCGCTGCATCCACCGTGCGTGTGCCCGCTGCGACCGTGCGCATCGACGTCAGATTCGGCATCCCTTCGAACCACTCCAGCATGCCTCCGACACCAGCGCCGGCCTTCATGATCCACCCGATCATGCGTGGCTTGAAACCGAGAGGAAAAAATGTGTCCGCCGCCGCGCCCGCATCGGTCGTAACCCTGCCCGACGCGAAATTAGCGACACTGTTTTCTTGCGATACGGTGTTAATGACGAGAGCCATGGTGGTTCCTTGTCAAGACAGTGTGGAAAATTACGCGGTGGCCGCAACTTCTGCGCGAACCATAAACGCATCCTGCAGGATGATTGCCGCCTGCCACGCTTTCCAGCCCACCGAGCCGCGCTGTCCGAGCGGGTCGCCCGCAGCAGGCTTCGGATTGACGACCATCGGCGTCAGCGAATCACGGCCACGCAGCGGAACGATCCCGTACGCATCCCGCGCGATGTAGAGCAGCGGATACACGTCGGCGTTGACACCACTGGTGGAACGCATCAGGCCCTTGGCACCACCCGCATCCGGGAATGGCGTGAACACCGTCGAGATGAGATAGCGCACACGCTCGACCGCACCAATCTCGTTTTCGAACGGCGTCACCGTCCCGTACTGCTTGGTCGGAATAAAACCGGCCATGGTGCGGATGTCGGTTTCCGAATCCGGATGCGCGAGGCAGATGAAGGCAGCTTCAACCGGTTCCGTGCGGAACCTTGTGTCCGACGATACGATCGTCGTCAGCGGCTTCGCATTCTGGCGGGTCAGCGCGGTGGTGATTTGGCGCTGCAGCGCAAGCGTAGGTGGCGTGTTGACTGCTGTCCGCACGCCGCCATTCGCCCAGAACACGTTCGTCCCTGCACGGAGAATGTTGTATCGGACGGCTTCGAATGTCTGCGCAGCCGATTCCGACAGAATCTGTGTGGCTTCCGACAGCACCGGGTCTTCGTGGGTATCTTCAACCACGTCGGTGATCTGAATGTAATCACCGAACTGGTTGAGTTGCACCGTGTAATCGGTGAACCCCAGCTTGAGACCGGCAGGCGTAACACCTTCGATCAGCGGCGTCAGCGACAGCGGTGTGAAAAACGCATTCGCCGGATTGCCATCGCCTGCGGAGCCGGTCGCACCTTGCAGATAGTAACGACGGAATTTCGCAGTGCGCGTGCTGTTGAGCGGAATGGGATAGCTCTGACCGAAGCGCTCGATCACCATGTACGGCATGGCACGCTTCAGAAGCTCCTTGACGACGTACGCAGCGGTACGCGGCGAGATGTCGCCGTACGTGACGATATTGGCCATGATGGTTCCTTGAGATTAAGACCGAGTTAGACGGTTGTGATGGCGGGCGGTGAATCGTCGAGCACGTTTTCCGTGTAGTAATCGACGTCAGTAACGCCCACATCCGCATTGAGTTTTGCGCCCAGCTCATCAAGGTGCGTAAGCGTATGGACGACCGCAGCATGCAGATTGTTAAGATCCACAATGACGGTAGCTTTCAATGCGTCGAGATTGGCCTGCACGTCCTTGGGCGCAATCGCACCCCCGGGTAGCGTCGGCGTCTCGCCACCACCACCAGAACCAAGCGACATGTACTCCTTGCGCATGGCTTCCAGCGCTTCCTTCACATCGTGCGACGCAGTCGAAGCCTGAATGCGGTCGGTGGTTTCACTCATGTGGGTTGCTCCAGTGGTTTCTATCCCGCGGCCGACGCTTCATTCCATGCACCTTCGAAGTCGTTCTTGTCGGGTGCAGCAGCTGGGACAGAAGTACGTTTGGAATCGACCACACTCAAGTTGCCCACCGCTTTTTTGGCCGCGACTGAGAGTTCGGTCTTATCTTTTGCTGCTGGTGCTGCCGGCGCTCCGGGAGCCGCCGTTTGCTTCTTGAATTCGGTGATGAGAGACGACACTTCGTCCGGCGTGCCGCTCTTCATGATCTCCTGCGCACCGGCCCTAAACGCAACAGGAAGCGTCTCGACCCAGCTCGCAACCTTGTCGCGCACCGCGTCGTAGTCTCCATGCGCACCGCGAATGTCCTGCAGCGCGAGCTGTTCCTCGATCGCGTCGGCCGTGAGCTTGAAGCGATCGAGCACTGGGCCGTATTTGGCGGCGATTTCCGAGAACACGTACTGCACCGCGTTGAACACCGCGGCCTTGGTCCGGATCTCTTCCGCTTTCGCGATCTCGGGCCATTCCTTGGCGTGCTCGGTCATCACTGCCACTTCGTCCGGCGTCGGCTGGTACCACTGAATCTCGGGCGGCGCAGCAGGTGGTGCTTCTGCAGCAGGCTTGCCACCCTCTGGTTCGGGCGCAGGCGCAGCAGCAGGTTTCTTGGCCGCAGCGAGTTCAGCTTCCAGCTCAGCGATGCGCTGCGCAGCAAGCTCGGCTTCAGTCGGCGGTGGCGACTCCGGTGGCGCGGCCGCGGGCGGCTCGGGCGTCTCGGGTGCTTTCGCTTCCGGGGGCGTCGGCGGCTCGGGTGTTTCGGGCGCTTTCGCTTCCGGTGCGGCAGCTGCTGCCGGGGGTGCAGCGGCTGCCGGTGGCGCTACATCCGGCTCATTGCCTTTCGCGTCCAGCTTTGTAATTTGGTCAAAAACTAGGTCAAATTCATCAGCCGGAACACCAGATGTAGTGGTTTGAGTGGTCATGCTTGTGGCTTATAAGCTACGCATTACACTTTGTCAACAGGTAGGTTAACAGGCTCAGTAAGCCATTTAAGGACCTCCCGGAACCCAGCGCACTTCCCTTGTAGCCGTACGACCTCCGCGGCATCCGCGGTGAGCAGCGATACCTTCGCCCGCTCGATCACTGACGTCAGCATCGCGATCAAATCCGCCGTCGTGCTGCTGTCGCGTGCACCATAGATCCGCGCCCGGCACTCCGTCTCCTGCTTGCGTGGGTCGTCTTTCATTGCGTCGTCCCGGTACCGTTCGTGACCGGCTTATCCTTGCCGCTGGTGCGCCGAAAACCCGCTGCGATCGCGGGTGGAACGTCGGCACCTTGGTGCGCAGCGTGCACATCCTTCGGCGTGACACCCGATTCGAGCCCGCGCAGCACTGCCTCATAAGTGGACACCTGCGCCTGCGCCGATTTCGCTTCCGCCGATGCGGAATTCGAGTCCGCTGCAGTAAGCGATTTGGTGGCATCCGCAAGGAGTTTGCGCACTTCCGCGGCCATCAGCGACTTCATCGACTGCTCATCCGCGGCCTGTTTATCCGACTCGGCCTGCTCGGCAGCCTTCGCAGCATCGGCATCGAGCAGCACTTCGGAGATGTCGACGTCACGCACACCGAGGCGTTCCTTCACCATCTTGTACCAGTCGATGTACTTGCGCTCTTCCGGCTGCACCGTCTGCGCCAGCATGTCGAGCGCCATGCCGCGCACTTCTTTCGCAATCAGCGACGACGAACCGCGTGCGATGACAGTGAAGTCGCCCTGCACCTCGCGATTCGGATTGAAATGCTTATTGAACAGCACAATCGAATTGATCACCGACATGGTGAACGTGTCGTAGTTGCGCACGACATCCTTGAACGGCAACGCGGCTTGTCCTTGGATCATCGAGGCGCCGGCAGCCGTGCGGAACGGTTCACTCGGCCCCTTCTGCATGTCACCCCCGGTGGCCGGATTAACGAACGTCTCCGCATCGGCAAACGCTTGGCACATTTCAACCACGCCTTGCAGCTCTTTAATGTGCGAATCAAATTTTACCTCGCGCACGGACGGAAACTGCGCCGTCGACATGTTGTCGTCTTCGCGGTACCAGATCTTGTACGGCTGAATGCCTTTGATGTCCTGATCGGTACGTAGCAACGCAGTGTTGATTTCGAGATTCGGACCGCACACGACCGACGCGTTGTCCATCAGCATGCGAGTCGCTGCCGCCATGTTCATCTGCGAATCGCGCATGATGTTCGGCAGCCCGTTGCCGATGATGCTCGAATCGTCTTCTTCAAAAATGAACTGGTGGTACATCTGCACGCGCTCGTCGGGTTCCAGCTCGGCCCATGGGCTCATCAGGCACTTGATGACGCGGTTGTCCAGCGTCCACACCGACGCGTCGACCAGATCGTTGGTCATCTCATCCGGAACTTCGATGCCAGCACTGCGCAGATCCTGCGCCGACACGAAACCGTCCCAGATGATCACTTCGTACTTCGTGCTCGATAGCACGTTGACATTGCTTTGCGTGCCGATGGTGCGCAGCATCGTCTCGTGCGTGCGCTCTTTCCAGTTCCCTTTCGGATTCTGCGACAGGTATTCCTGCACTTCCTCGCCGAAAAAGTCCGGTCTGTCCGCGAGCGCGCGGAGCTGCGATTTCGACAGCACCATGCGCTGAAACTGGCCGTCCATCTGGTGCATGTGCTTCGCCGTCATATCCGGGTAGTAATCCCAGATCGGCACGAATTGCAGTTGCGGGCGATACGCCATCATCTGCTGCGGCACGTACGCACCTGCGATGCCGCGCGCCCACGTGCGCTGCAGCTGCTGACGTACGAACGGACCCTTCAACACCCCGGCGCCGTACAAAATTCCGCTGAACAGCACCTTGCGACATAGCGCCACGTAGTCGAGATTCCGGTTGCCACCGACTTCGGCCAGCTGATCCTCGACCTCGCGCTCCAGATTCTTCGCCCGCTCCATCGCGAACGCCCGCACCGCGGCCTCGATCGCCGTGTCGGAGAGCTGGCCCCCTGCTTGCTGCGCACCTGTTTGCGCCTGTTGCAGCACCGTCATCATGTCTTCCATCGACAGATTCGGTACCGGCGACGCCGCGAGCCCCCAGTTTTTCTCATTCACCGGGAACAGCAGATTCATCAAACGCGACAGCATCGAGATGACCTTCACACGCGTCAGGCGCGGATAGGCTTTGCTGCGATTAGCATCGAGTGTCTTGGCGACGTCGTTGTCGTACTCGCCGAGAAACTGCATCAGATTGCGCTGCCATTTCAGCTCCTGCAGCTTGCGATGGTTCTCGTATGTTTTGAAATCGGTGGAGAGCTTCGCGCCCAGTGCGCGCAGCTTGTCCATGTTCGGTGTGCCGGTGTAGCTGGAACCGGAAATGTTCGATGAATTCGACGTCATCACCGGAGGGTTCGGCGGCATCGCGTGCGTCAAATTAACCCCGGGCTGGAGCTGATCCATGGCGGTTCCTATCGCACGTTGTAGCTATTCCTGAACATGGGAAGTGGTGGTCGGTTCTTTTGCTTGGCCGTGCGCTCGCTGTCGACGAAAAAGTATTGGCAGAGGTATGAAAAGGCATCTCCCGGGTGCGAATACTGGTTCTTCATCGGTAGGTCTTTAATGTCACCTTTATTGGTGGCATTGTAGCGCCATCCCGAGCGCAGTGCCCGAATCAGTGTTCGACAGCGTGGGTCGATCTGCAACGCAGCGCCGTTTTCAGTGATGCGCGTGGTGTAGTGCTCGATGGCGTCGATGCGTCCCGGCAACTGGTTGTTGCTCGTCGCCACGCGTACCTTGAAATCCTTGCGGAAGATGTCCGCGACAGTGCGCTCGTCGGTCTGCGCACGTTGATTCGATGCTGGATCAGGCGAGACGATAAAATCCGCGTTCTCGTACGTGTTCTTCAGGTGCGGTTTCAGCTTGTCGCTGATGAATCTTTTCGCGCCGTAGTCGCGCGTGACCAGCTCGGACAGCACGGAGAGCCGACCGAAGTTGTCCACCTGTCCGAAAATCATCGCGCAATTCATCCCCGGGTCGAGCCCACCGACGAGCTTCAGGTGCGGGTTGAACCGTATCGGTCCCTTGGCGATATGGATGTCGGGCTTGAATGTCGCGATGACCGGCGTGCCGGCGATCGAATATCCCCACTCCACTTCAATGAACTGCTTGACCCAGTGCTCGGCCTTGTCCTTCGCCAGTGACGTGTAATACGCCCGCTTGCCCGGCAAATTCTCGACGTTCTCCGCGCTTTCGGAGAATCCGGACGGCTGCAGAAAAAACATCCAGTTGCTCTCGGGTGCCTTGCCCGCCAGCACGCGGTCGGTGTGCCGCGCGATCAGCTCCTGTGCCGTCGCGCTGGCGGGCTCGGCTTGGTCGAGTGCCGCGTGCCACCAGTCATCTTCATTGCCCGGGTTCGACGCACCCCACATCCCCCAATTCGTCGCACCGCCGTCACGCTCTGATGGGTACCGACCGCAGCGCGCATCGAGCGCGTCGACGATCGCTTTCGGTATCTGCACGAATTCGTCGAGGATGACGAACGTCGTTTCCAGCGACAGCACACGCGCGATGTCGTCGGCAGTATCGAGCGCACGGAACAGCACTTCGCACTCGACGTCGGCGAAGCGCAGCACGAAGCGCTTGTCGGTGGCGTGCCATGACCCCGCTTCCCCGTCGCGGAACCACATGTTCCACGATGCGATCGTCGTGTCCACGAGCTGCGGCATGGTGTTGCGCACGACCACGGCGCGCACGCGGCGCTTGCCGTCGACCGGTGACGGGTTTTGCAGCAGCGACATCACCACCAGCTTCATGAAAATGCCGGTGGTCTTGCCGGAACCCACCGGCCCCATGATCCAGTCGGCGAACAACTCGCCGGGCCGGAAGTGCTTGATGAACGCCTTGACCGTGGGCGCTGGCTTGTAGTTGATCGTCGCCATGGCCCGCGGGCGCTGGGTGGGTGCTACAGCTGGATGTTGATCTGCAGCGGCATGACCATGGCCCGGTCATCGGCCCGGGGCTCGAACCCGGCCACCTTGAAGGTGTTTTTGATCAGGTCCGCTTTGACCGCGGGGTTGGTGCTCGGGGAGTGGATCAGCGCCCAGTTGGTTTTGAGCAGCGCTTCGGCCTGCATACGAGCCTTGACCCGGAAGCCCATGCCTTCCTTGGCCAGCATGTCCTGCGCGTCCTTCACGGCCTTGCCGAAGGCGGGGTTGGCGCAGAGCTTGGTGAAGGCAGCCTTGTCGATGCCGTAGGCGGCGCAGATCTCGCGCACCGGGTCTTCGGCCAGCGCGAGTTCCACCGGGAGCATGTGCGGGAAACCGAGCCGGGAGGGATCGATGGAAGCGTGCGTGGAGGGGTCAGGATCGTCCACGGCGCCGTTTTCCGGGACGGGGGGATCGTCGGGTAGCGCAACGGGGGAAAAATCGCGCATAGGGCGTTTTAAGCGGTCCGATGTTCCACGTGGAGCATCGTTGGTCGATAGCGCGGTAGGGTGAGGGTCAGAGTTCGCCGCGGCGCGCGCGGTTGCGGGCCTTGTTGCGCTCGATGTAGGCGCGGCGCAGCGCCTTGGCTTTCTCGGGGTTCTTCCGGCGCCATTGCAGGTTTCTCCGTGTGGTGCAGCTGCGGCAGTAGTAGGCGATGCCGCTCGCGATCGAGTCGTTGCGGCTGAAATTGTCCAAGGGCTGTGGCTGGCCGGCGAATTCGCACTGGGGGTCCGAGCAAATCTTCGATGGCACGAGGGTATCATAGGTCACTTTGGTCTTTTGCATGTATTTTTCCGAGGTCGTTAAGGCTGTAAATACGGAGTTTAGGCTCATTTGTTAGGGTGTCAAGAGGGGCATTTTTCGTGATATTTAGGGGTAAAAAGGCATAAAAGGCTGATTTTTTTGAAAATTTTAGGCGTGAAAACGAGAAAACCACGATGAGCACGCCCAAGCGTTCCCCCCTCGCCGGCATGAGCTGAAAAAAGGGACTCCTACTCGGCAGGATCGAGCGCGTCAGGGCTGGCAGGATGGTCGCGGTCTGCGCTTTGTGAGATGTATCACAAACCGCTATTTACCACAAAGGGCACCTTATTGTGCTATAATGCATCACTGGCCAAACGGTCAGCGGCCGGCTCTGCTGGTCTAACTTACTTATGAGGTTCGGAAATGAAAGGTAAAAAGAAAACACTCGGCGCAGCGCTGGCCGATGCAGTAGGCGCGACCGTTGTTAAGACGGTCACACTCAAGGCGGCGGATTATGTCGCGCTTGGCATGACGGCCGAAGCAGCGGCCGCGACTGTGGACTTTGCAGCGTATAGCAAGGACCGCAAGAAGAAGCTCGACAAGGATGCGGTAACGCATACCGCGCGAGTCGCAGCGTTTGCTGATGTTGCATTCGCTGAGAAGTGGCCACAGCCGAAGTGGAAACCGTTCATTGCGAAGATTCGCGCGGCCGATGAATATCTGTCGCAGTGTGTCCGCAATGCATACAAGGCGAAGCATGGCGAGACGCCGAAGAGCCCGAAAGAAGCGAAAAAGAACAAAGGCAAAAAGACGGTCAAAGCCGGTACCAAGGGAGTGAACGGCAAGCGCATCGCCGATGTAATCGAGTCGCAAGCGCGCACGCTGGTCCAGACTCTGACCAAGTATGCGAAGCACGCCGACGTCGACACTGGCGCAATGCAGCGCATGGCCGAAGCAATGGCCAGCGTATTGCAGATGGCAACGGAAGCGAAAGCGAAAGCCGGTAAGAAAGCAGCGTAATTGCAGCAGCAGCACAGGCCGCTCCCTTCGGGGAGCGGTCTTTTTTTTCGTCCGCGATTTGTGATACGTCTCACAAACCGCGGCGCAAAATCGACCT